TGTGCCTGTGCATGTGCGTGTGCCAGTGCATACGAGTGTTGCTCTTCATCAAATTTAAAAATTGGTGTTGAGGTCATTGTATTTACAGGGCGCTCATCTATATATGGTTTTTATTGTTTCTTTCCCCCTTCCATTAGCATGTCAAGGACTTCGATATTAAATAGACTTTCGAACATGTTAATGATGTTCAAATACAAGGCAAGGGCTGCATCTATAACATCACCAAAATAGTTTTTGTCCATAATAACATTTGTATCATGTGCCGTTAAAATTGCCATGGTGATGAAAATGATGGACAAATAAACCTTATAAACAGGTTTTGATACTTTTACGAACATAAAGACAATACCGGTGATGATCAAGGCGATCAAGACAAACATGAGAATCGCAGACAAGAAGGCAAAGGAGTAACCAATTTGGAACAGAGTATAACCGATCACCGACATTACCACAAATGTGAGAATGGATCCCACCAGGGCTTTATTCACAAACTCAATGTCGAACTTGTATGTTATTTTTAGCAACAAGAGTCCGATGATGATGGCAAATATTGTGAAGACTAGAAATTTCAAAGGCAGCGGCATGGGCACCAATGTCAGTATAACTATCACTAGAATCAAAAGCCCAAATAGAACCCATTTGTTCGGAATGCGACTGATGACGGATTCCATTTTTCGCCCTTGGTAGGTGATGCCAAATGATATAGCAAGTTGCACAAGTATGATTGCATAAGCGGTGAGCAAAAACAAGGAACGGTCTTTCATTTCTTTTTTCTATCTTTATCATCATATAATTATTGAAAGCAGCAAGCGTCTTCTTTTTTTGGCGATTTCCAAAGCTGAAGGTCGTCGGGGCTCTCAAATACCTGAACTCCAATATCTTTGAAAGGAGCAAGCTCTACGGGCACCACTACAGGCACCACTGATGGCACGACTGGCACCACTTGCGCCTCATCCACAACATCCGCCACTGGAACCACGGTAGAAGACCTCTTTTTTAGTTGTTCTTTGTGGTTCTTTGTGGAGGGAATGAGTTCAGGACATTCGCGAACGTCATAGGAGGCTCCAAGAACAGGATGTTGAGAAAACTTTAGTCGTTTGAGTTCTTGATGAACCTTGGACATAATGACAAATAGGTTGCGATGGGTTTCGTGGTCTTTTAGCACTTTTAATAAGCAGGCTGTCAAAGCCCCGCTAAACTCACCCAATGCAGCCACACCACATGCATCTGCTGATGTTTGGTCGTCTTTACATCCCGATAGTGTAATGATACGGCCCTCAACCTTGCATGTTCTATTTTCAATCTTGCGGGTACGGTGTTCGTCAAAGGAGTATTTCAAATCGCCCATGGAGCCAGAATGGCAACAATCGAATACGCAAATAACGTGCGTCTTGGGGTTGAACTTTTGAAAGAGATCATTGATGTCGTCATCGACTATGAAGCCATTGGTTTCGTAATCACTAGGAACAAGGCATTCGTCGAGGCCATCCTCTTCATCGCCTTTTTTATCGACAATGCTCGTTCCATGTCCGCTAAAGTGAATCCATACGACGTCCAAGTTGTCCTTCCATGTCTTATCCGCACATGCACGAAGATGCTTTAGCATGCCGTGTTTGCTTGTGTCCCTTTGATGCAAGTCATCAGTAAAAGCAGTCACGTCAAAACCGAGGCCATCTCGGAGGTATGCTTTCATGAGATTGACGTCATTTACGCATCCTCTGAGCTCACCGGACTTACAATGAGCATAATTTAGGCCAAAAAGAAGAGCAAAGCGGGTCATGATAAAAATCATTAGATTATTTTCTTTAATACCTTCAATACAATGAACCCAGTCATCTTGCAATCATTAATCACAAGTCTCCAAGACCTTCTCGAGAACAAACAAGTCAATGCTAATTCCGCCATGTGCATCATCGCAAAAGGCATGGAACTGATGGCCAACTTCAAGGATGTGTCTGGTAGTGAGAAAAAGAAGTACCTCATAAAGACCATTGAGATCGTTGCAAAGGGCAAAGATGGTATTTTTGGCACTGCCGATGATTTGATTCCCGAGAGCACGGCCAAGACATTGACACTATTTTTGGAACAAAACCTCATTGAAGACACTGTTCAGTTGCTTATGGATGCTTCAAAGGGGAAACTCAACCTCAACCAAGTACAACATGTTGGTATGGGCTGCTTGTCATTTTGGAGCCAAGTTTGTTCGAGCATGTCAAAGCCGAAGACAGCATCAAAAGTCAATTTGGAAATGGCCTAACTCTAAAACGGTGGGAATCCAACAGCCAATCCGTCGTCTATTGCGAAACCACCACCGCCTTCCATGTCCAGCGAAGAATGGTTGGTGCCAATATAGTAGAAGACCGTCACGGATAGCAATAGTATAAAGAAGAATATTGAGATGGAGTGCTTTTGATCTTCATTATCTTTACTTTTGATCTTATCATACATAATATAGACTACAATTGAAACAATCAATGCATAAACAAACCAAATGTACATTGATATCTATCTAATCATAGGGCTCGCCTTTATTTTTGTTAAAAAAACGCATTATCTCGTTTTCTACGAATCAGCTGCGCCAATGACTTTTGTTTGATGCGCGATTTATTGACTAGCATTTGATGATATGGTACATCTTTGGATACTGCATCTACTGTGTTGGCAGTCTCGCCATCGTCATTTTCCACATCTTCTTCTTTGTCTTCTTGTTCGTGTTCTTTTTCCTTTTCTACATCAATAATTCCGTGAAGAGATGGAGTCTGATTTTTGGGTAAAATTTCAACACTTTTACGAATCTCTTCTTCCTTGTTCTCGTCCAGAACTACTGGCGATGTGGGCACTGTCCGCTCTTCGACTTCAACTTCGGTATCTGTTTCTTTTTCGGGTACTACCAAAACAAGTGCATCATTTTGCTCTACCTCTACCTCGACCTCTACTTCGACCTTCATATCAATAGGCTCTTCACGTGCAATATCTTCTTCTGTGTCACTCGCTTCCATCGGCGTTTCACTAACCGCCTCACTTGCTGCTGCACTTACCGTTTCAATCGGCGTTTCACTAACCGCCGCTTCGATTTCATCATCAGGCTCGGCTTCGTCATCGGATGGATCACTCTCGGCACTATCATTTGAGCTTGAACTAGAGCTTGACGTGGAGTTTGTGCTCTTTTTGGGCACAACGATAGACTGCACGAGCATTTGCATTGGAAGAGAGTCACGGATTGCACTTTGAATGGCTTTGCGGATTAGTGATTCGCACACAGCAATATTTTGTTGTTGTTCGGCGATTTTGAGTTTGTTGTCAAACAAGAACAGTCTCTTCCAAAATGATCTCGCTGAACTTACAAAACATCTATGTACAAACGTATCAAGGGTGGGGATTTTTAGTTTCACATTGTCCCGCTCACTAGCGGTCGGTTTTGTGCTTGCTAGGAGAACCTTTACATATATTGTAAAAACGGCTTTCACAAGATCCGACAAGTAATCGCATGGAATGCTTTTGACTTTTTCATGAATGAAGTCTTGGTTCCAGACAGGCACCTTTTCAAGCTCTTTCTGAAATTGCTGTAGTTTCCCACCACATGCCAAAAAATCCCCATGCATCGACTCGTAAATGGGCTTGATTAGTATTTCACAAAGATGCTCTGTGTATTGTGCCTTGGATTCTAAAAGGAGATCGATCTTGTTCGTTTTCATGTGTCTTACAAAAGAGTATTTGCTTTTAAGTGAAAAATAATCATGTCATTCATGTCGATGGGCTAGTTGGGGAGCCCCTTGCGGAGCCCTTTGCGGAGCTTCTTGTGGAACCCCTTGCGGAGCTTCTTGCTGAGCTAGTTGGGGAGTTCTTTGTGGAGCCCCTTGCGGAGCCCTTTGCGGAGCTACTCGTTGGGCTTGTTGTTAAGCTTTTAGTCGAGTTGGCGGGAGGATTGGCCAAAATGGATTCGAAAAAACTCAAAGCTTGTTTTTTTCTAGCGTCATCAAATGATCGAAATGCAACTGCAATTGTGGACAAAAAGTCTGATCTGAACACATATTTACGGCCCCAGTAACAAGCATTTTGAAGGTATTCAAATGCCATAAATTTAAATTTCGGAATTTCATCATAAATTAATGTATAAGCCTTTAACTCGTACATAAAACGATTGGCATTTACAAAATTCATTAGCTGATCACCAGTTGGATCGTATTTATCAGACATTACAACTATTTTTTCCATGTAAGATACAAACATCTTGTATATAACAGGTTTGAAGGTTTGTGCCAAACTCGATTTATGAACAGCTAATCTTATCAATGTATGGCATTCCTGTTCAGTGGCGGGGTTAAACCTTTGTATTTCCTCAATGATACGTTTTTTATATTTCTTGACAAAGTATTCATCTGTCACTAATTGTAGAAAGTTGTATGAGGTTTCGGGTACTAAAACGGATTCAATTTTTTCATTTATTGTTTTAATAAGCTCTTTATCATTTTGAATATGCTTGAGATCGATCAAATATGGAATACATGACCAAAAACTAGTTTTATATTCTTTGAGACCAACAATAAAAGCCCGTATTGCAAGATGTTCAAATTGATATTTTCTGTCAAGTGCCGATTTAAATGGATCATTGGGAAATTGTAGTTCGCGAAAGAAAAACGGATGGTCTAAAATGTCTTTTATTTTTTCAATACTTGATTGCATGCGTTGATTGAACAATGGATTATCTGCGTTATAACGAATGATACTTGACACTCGATCAGACTTTTGAGTTTCTTGGTCATCAACTATCTTTTGAACTTGTCTTATGATGTTTGTGAAGAGCACCATTTGTGGATTCATCTTCTTTACACTTTCTGTGACACTCTTGTTGACATGCATAAAGTTCGTCAGCTCTTTATCCTTCATGAATCGAGACACAGACGATAGAACATCAACAGGAACGCCTTCTGTGAAGGATTTCGGTACAGGCATTTCAACGGATTGCACTTGATCAATTGCATTCTTTACAATATCATCCCATTTAGCAAGGACATTGCCAAGTTGAGCAGATTGCATTTCAGCCATTATTGCTGCCATTGTATCTTGAGAGAACTTGAAGTTCGTCATATGAGTGCAATTCTATGTGATACCAATATTTTGTTTTTCCCTAGCTAGTATAGTAAAACGACATGTCAATGGATCATTTTCAACTCATGCAATGGGTTCTCCATATTTTGGACCAGGTCAAAGTATTTCATTGGACTACAAGACAATACTCGGCCCATAAAGCTCTTGATGAACTTCATGTCTCATTGAGCGACTTGTCAGACACACTCGTAGAGGCCGTCATGGGCAAGTACTCGAAAGAGCTATCAAAAAGCAAGAATACTTTGAAATTAGAACCTGTGTCAAGCGATCCTTCCAAAGCGGTTTCATTTATTGAAGCTCAACGCGATCAAATCGAGCAAGCATACAAGTCATTCAGCAATTCAAAATCAACGGACATTCCGAGTATTTTAGACGACATGCAAAACGCTATGAATAAAGCATTATATCTTCTTACCTTACAATAAGGTTGGCGGATGAATTCCCGTATAATAATGACGGGGCTTGCCATTTTTTTGTTAGCAGTACTGTTTCATGCTTCTCTACGCTCACACGAAAAAAAAGAGGAACACTTCGAAATTATGGGTCAGAATGAAACACTTCAATATACGAATGATGATGAGACGATTGAGCCATGGACGCGACACCCCATTTCAAGCGTCCCAGGGGAAACCAAAGGAAAATATAAAACGACCTACAACTATGAGCTCGAAAATAGCGCATTTACAAGTGGATTGAAAAAGGCGTTTGGTGAAAACTGCAATGACATGATCTCTGTTGCCGACTTACGCAACTGGTCGAAAGACAAAAATCCAATGGACGCGGGTGCCTCAATGAAGGAATCGTACAACGACCTTGTGAAATGGCTGACCGCAAAAGTACAAGACTCAAACGAGCTTAAATTGGAAGGACTTGATGAACAACCAAAAATACAAATCGTGCATGATAGATGGATATCATTCAGAGAACAAAAAAATGCAGAATCCAATTCCATTTTATTTCACCTAGAAGTGCTGTTCTATAGGGAAGCCAAATACCATGGGAAACACTACGAATTCTGGATACGTTCGTCGGATTCCGGTTTTGGTTTGGACTTTGTGGTTATAGCTGTGACCTTCAAGGGTATGGTTTTTGAAGACCAAATTGCCCTCTTCCCTGTGTTGGGAGTGGATTCTATTAACTTGCAACAACAATATGCGCCACCATTGAAGTAGGCGATCACTTGCATTCGATAATGGGATTGATATGTACTTGGTATGGGTTGTCTTTGAGAGATGCCAAGATATTCGAGTCCAAACGATCTTGGTTTGGCAAGTCATTGACGTATTTGGTTGCATCACAGGCTTCAACTCGCTTGGGACCTTGTTGATAGACACGTGAAATGTTGCTGACATCACGTTGAGTCATGCTGTCGCCCACTAGTTTCTTGCTCTCCATATCAATGCCCTCTTTGGCAAACGGCATCTTGTGTTTTTGTGTTGTAGGAGTGCGTCCCGTGGCAATGTTGATGGCCTCTTTGGTGCCATCGATTGTTGCATTGTACGCCGCTTCTTTAGACATGCCTCTGTGGTCAATTCCACTGCCGGCGCCACCAATATGGTCGTTTTGACTGATGAATTGTTTTTGTGTAGCATACACTGTGATAGGAATATGTGTGTAAGCACCCTTGCGACCCACGTCGCCGCCCACGTAACCTGCTTGATTGTTGTTGTCCGAAGTTGTCTCACGATGTGTAGTCTTGGCAACCGAGTCAGGGTTATAAACAATGACCTTGTATGTATGTGCTGACACGTTTCTCGTGGAGTCCTCAATTGGTAGTGTTTCACGATTGGTTGTCTTTGCTGTATCGTCGCTGGTTACCGGAACGGCGTCGCGCCCACGAAGATTCATGATTGTTGTATCATGGATGGTTGTTTCCTTGATAGTGGTGCGCATCATATGATTCACGGGATCATAAAGGGTTGCTTTCGCAGGAATTTGCGCTTGCATGGTACCAAACGTGCGCGCAGCATCAATTGTGTATTCCTTCGGAGTGCGCTTTAGCATATCCGTGAAAGGTGCAATGATCGATTTCACGATGGACGTCAAGTTACTGACGGTGGTGCGCGTTTGTGTGGTGGAACGCTCATTCTCGCTGATACATGTCGTGCTTAGGCCATAATCATCTTTGTCACCAATACCGGGTTGTGTTGATTGAGCAGCACCTTCGTAATGAACATGTGTGTCAGTGCGTGCCACAGCTTTCAAGAGTTGGGTTGGACGCTCCATGTCTTTGGTGATCGCCCCCGTTGTCTTGATCCATTGATCGGGTGATTGTTCGTGGTATGTGTCCGGGCGATTTTTCTCCATGTTTTGAAACAAACCGCGTTGCTGAGTTCCCTTTTGTGGGCCTTGAAACGGAATTTCAAAGGTAGTTTTGGGTTTGCTGAGTGGGCGCAACTCATCCACTGTCTTTGGACGCACAAAGTCGAGGGTTTCCCCTTGTTGAAAACCGCCAGATGGGTTTGAAGTGAAACCGGCATTCAGACCTGGGCCGACGCGGATTTGTTCGATTGGGAATTCATTGTTTCGCACTACCGGTGTTTGCAAATAGCCTTGGTAGAAATCAGAATTGTTTTGCATTCCGCACACATTGCCAGAATCCTTAGTGAGCTCGAAGAAGCAGCCGACCTCCTCCTTGCGGCGATGGATCTGGTCGTTTGTAGCACCGGTATAGTGTTCGAGACGTGATTCATTTGCAAACGGATTGATGTTTTGACGCACGCGTCCTCCAAAGAAGGGTTGCATGTTGTTGTGCGTTGGTTGCCCTGCAGCCGACGCCACCGCAGCCGTTTGTTGCGAGGGCTGTGTAATCGGCTGGAACATATCTGCATACGCGGGACGCGGAACTACACCGGTTTCCATCGGGCTTTGCGATTTATTCCACATGCCTTGTGCTGCGGTCTCCTCCTCGCGTCGCACTTTGGACCAATGCTCGGAGTGATACACATTGTCCATGGACGGCATAGGGGTTGAAAAGGTTTCTTGTTTTTGTTGTTGGGCTACGAAATTGGTGTTACGCTCTTGCTGAAGCATGTATCCCATTCCTGACAAGGCCGCACTTGCATAATTTTCCATATTATGAATCTCTACTTCATAACACGATAAAAAATAACTTTACTCGAATGCAAGTCTTATAGTGCAACTACCGAGTAAGTGTAATCGTAGGTGATTTCAACGTCACCGTGCTTGATTGTAACGGGCTTGTCGAGCTTCACTTTCTTACCCTTGTAAGCAAAGACGGCGCCATCACTGCCGCGAGTGGTTTCGCGGATTTTGAAGCTTACGACGCGTTTGCATCCGTGATGGGCTTCTCTGAACTGCTTGCGCGCGGCCTTTTTTGCGGCGGCCGCAGGAGTGGAAGCCTTGAAGCGACCACCGGTGACCTTGACTTCGGACTCTTCAATTGTGAAAGTACGTTCAGACATCTGTTGTTTGTTCTAATTTTCATGTAGATAAAAAAATAGACGCACTTAGAGCGAGTTACCTTGGCGCTTGAGGTTCTCGCACGAGGTATATGTGGGAGCATATGGGTTTCCCGGGGCCTCCGCGCCGCAACCTTTTGGCGGCGTCCATGTATATGTATTTGTCGATGGGTCGGCAAGGTTGTTGATCGTCGGCGGTAGCATTTTGGAGTCGTCGATCGGCTTGGGAATGCATGCCTTGTGGTTGTCCTTTGCAACCGTGCGGTAATTCACGTTCCATTCAAAGGGAATGATTGCTTTATCTTGGGGATCATAGCACAACCACTCCCATCGGTTCCATCCGGTACCGCGAAGGGTGCAAGGGGGATTCGAGAGACGCGTGGATTCAGTGGGCGCCATGCATGATCGCGCCGCCTGTGTGCCTGCGGGCGCACAACCACCTGCAGCCTGGTATTTGCTAGGCAAAAACTGTTCGGTGCTGCATTTGCTTGCCTTGTAGTTGAGGCCGAGCAATTCACTGCCAACATCAACGGTCGAGCCGGGTCTGCAAATGCCGGGACCCCATGCTTGGTAACGCAACGAGGGATCGGCGGGAATATCTTTACCACACGTTCCGCAATCGTTTGCCGGCGTGCTCAACATGTACATACCGGGACCAATAGAGCGTCTAAGTTGTTCTTGATAAGTGCAAGAATCTTGACGTAATGATGTTTGCGACATATATTCTAAAAAAATAAAGAGATAATAAATGGCATACTTCATCTATTTTCGACAGTGATTTAGTTCCATCGACGGCGGTAAGGGAACCGGCTTGTATGCAATCATTTGGCAACGCGGGAGGTGCTCCATTTTGGGCGGGGGAGATTTGGAGGGAGCGTGTTGTTTGCCTGCACACATTGTTGCTTGACGTGTCTGCCCACGCAATTCGCTTTCAAGATCCACAAGATTACCTTGCACATGAGACACGGCGGGGCCGCTTACGAGGCCGAGCTCGTGGCGGCACTTATTTTTATGTTCATAGCGAATGGGATTCATGATGTATCCTAGAATGCTGACGCTTTCCTTTGTTTGTCTTTGTTGCGTGCATGAGTCGTACATAATACGGTTGGAGCTCATTGTTTCTTACCTTTAGTGGGTTTTTTAATTTTTGCAGCCCTTTCTGATAGTTGCTTCCTCCCCCCGTGTGAATCGTTCCTTTCTAAAATGACTTTAACATCTTTGAGAAGTTGTTGCAAATTTACTGTTTTAGTTTGCGGGGATAATAATTGGCTCAAACTCTCCCGTCGTTGTGTGGTTTTTGTTTCTCGTGGCATATGACTGATGAATTGCTCATATCTTTCAGCATTTATAGCATGTATGGGATTAACTGTACTTTGTTGAACTCTTTGGATAAATTTACTTCTAGCTGTTGCATTTCGAGTTCTGTTTTGCTCTGTCTCGTTATGAAGATCAAAAAAGGTAGGATTATGCAACAAAGGTCCAAAATGTTCTTCACGCTTTCTTTGGATTTTACGTTGTATACCACTCAAAGATGGCGTAGGCAACGTAGCTTTTACTTGAGGTGATTTGATTGAGGGAGGAGTTTTAGTAACTTGTGAATGTCGTAGGTTCGGACTTTCTGGCTCCCGAACTCTCTTTTGTGGCATTTGAATTTCTTCTTAATCAATGTAAATAAAAATAAGGACCATGACCTAGTGAAGCTTGGGGCGTCCAGACCCAACAGTAGAAAATTGGCGGCCGCAGTTCTTGAGGAACTCTTGGCGACGAACAAAGTCACGGGTGTTATCACCGCCACGTATCCATGGCTCGACTGTGGTTTCAGCGGTCTGAATATCCTTCATGCAGTCGAGAAGGGGGGTGGGGTTGTTTGTTCTTAGCTCCATAATGGATTTCTTGCAAGAGAACTGCACGCCCTCAAGAGTGGTGCTCGAGATGCCTTGTTGCAGGGGCATTTCTTTTTCAGGGGCGGGAACACCAGGTTTTAGGTTGGGGACACCCTGGAAAATGCGCTCAAATAGTTGAATTCGGCAACGGTCGCGAGTCATTTGGTTGGGATCATTGCGTAGCGCCGAGTATGAATCGACGGCGCAACCATCGGCGACACCGTAGCCAATGCGAGCGCGTAGATTGGGGTGCTCGTACTGGAAATCAGGAGAGCGCATGTTGGGCGCTTTGCAGTCGGCTTGTAGATGTTGGAAGCTCGTCCAAGAATAAATGGCGCTGTTTTGAGCATCTTTTGCCTCTTGTGCGCAGCAATCACTTCCATAGCGGCGGGAATCTAGGAAAACTTGCGGTTTTTGCATCTCTAATCCTTAATGCATATTAAAATTTACAATTCATCTATAAATTACACTCCAACCTCAACCATGACCAAAGTATCTAATTACCATCTTGTGAAATTCATTTTGGAGTCGGACCGTGGTGACACAGAGCCGCACCAATGGATGAAGAGAATTGCGCGGATCTTCAATGACCGCATTCCAACATGCCTATTGAATGGACTCATCAAAAAGGATTCGGACCCCACTATTGTGCAGCTTTGTGAGAAGTATCATATGTCCAATGTGGTTGCGAGCCTCAATGCTTCTGACCGAGAACAAAAACAAGTTAAAAAACATAACGAGTGGCTTCGCCGCTGTCAAGAAAACAACGCCATGAACAAAAAGGAGGCAGAAGAGAAGCGAAAAGCACAAAACAAGATTATGCGAATAAAACAAACCAAAGACTTTGAAGGATACATCGACAAAATTCGACCGACTTGGGAGAAAATTCACGACGATTTGGTGCAAAAACGCAAAGAGGACATCACCCACTAGATGTATGATGTATTTCTTATTTCATTGTACGAGTATGCATTCCCTTTTATACCAATTCTGACAAAATGACAAAATTGCCATTAATTTTTGCTTTTTCATTTTTATTGCCCTAATAGGCATTCCGAGAATTGTAGGTGGGGCGACTTTCAAAGTCCTCGCGCTCTACCTCCACCTCAATCTTGCTAAGGAGAAAGCTCTTCGACAACATATCATCTATCACATTCTGCATCTTATCGAGCATATCATCATACTCCTCGGCACCCTCAAGCTCATACCTGATCGTCCGGTGCTCCATACGTTTCATGTCACCAATGAAGGTAGGGTTCTCCATGACATGAAAAATGAAAACCAGCGACTTCACGTCGTCATCTTCAACACCGGCTTTCGCAAGCGAATTTATGACAGAAAACCCATCCTTCGGCATCATAAAGCTGTGTTGAGTAATGTTCCGCATTGTTGTGTGTGACTTGGAGCTTTGTGTTGTTGTTGCCGTTAATCTAACGAAGGTCGATCAAATTTTCGTCGAGGACTATGTTTTTATTTACAATTATGAGATAGCCTTGGTCTGCAGGGCATTTTGGGCCAGGAAGACTAATAGCCTTTGCTGACACGGATGACGGGTTGATTTTTCTTTTTTATGATTTGAGGGTTGTAAGGGCCATCTTCATCTTCGTCCGGTTTTCGCACAAGGCCCATGGATTGACGCTCGGACTCGAGTGCCTGCAAGTTCCAAAGCTCGGGAGAGCACAGCTTGAAGTTTTGGCGGTCGGTTGCCTTGTACCAATAGACTTGATCCTCGATTTTATTGCTCTGTACCTTATTGTCAATAACAAGGCACTCGTAATTTTCTGTGCATTGCAACATAACTTGACTGAAGGCGTCGTAGGAATCAAACATACCCGCGTACTGTTGATAGATTCTCTCGCGTTGCTTGACCTGATTTTCTCTTAAAATAAATACGTAATCTACGTTTGCACGTAGATGCGGAGGAATACCAAGGGGGTACTGCATGGTGATGAGAAAGAACACTTTGTAATGCCGACCATTCATGAAAAGACATCTGATGTTTTTATCCGACGGCCATGACTTATCGTAAAGGCAATCGTCCAAAATCAAGAACGAACGAGGATCAATGTCGGTGTGACCTTTTTGCATGGCTTCTGTGTTGAACTGATCTGTCAGCTTGGTTTGACGATCTAAGTACTTGCTAATGATTGAAGGCTCATACTCATCATAAATCAACATGTTCGGAACAAACTTTTCAAAGAAATGATTGGCCTTTTCCGTCGGCGATATCACGACGCCGACAGGCATGCTTTGATGATGATACATGATGTCTCGGAGCAAGAAACTTTTGCCGGTGTTGCGCTTCCCAATGAGCAAGACCACACTGTCATCTTTGAGATTACGCACGTCAAACTTTTTCAGCTCCAACTTCATATTACTCTATTAATTCCACTCTGCATATGCACTATAAAAACTTTCAACGAGCATAAACGAACAAAATACCCTAACATATATGTAAGGATGCTCAAGGCCATCAAACGTGTTCATGAAAGCACGGCAAATATGCCTCTTGTCGCAAAGTACATCGGGGTTGATCCATCCATCCTTGAAGAGTTTCATGACAGCACATATGCATTGTCCGACATCAAGAGTTTCACAAACACATTGGCATTCTGCTTTTGTATAACTTTATCGAATGTCAAAATACAATATTACACTGCAGTCAAGCTAAATAGATTTGACATTTGCAAGTTGAAGAAATGTGCGCGCCGCATATGCACGATCACGCAGTTGTTCAACCACAACCACAACCAACATAGCACGTATGAGTTCTTCATTGTACCACATACATCTAAGCGAACATTTCCAAATCCGAACGGCAAAGAACTTGTGGGCGCACAACACATAAATGGCGGCTTCACCTATGTGAATTCCAATAAAATTTACATTTTTCGCCTAGAGGAATTTCCGAAAGTGATGCTTCACGAAGTCATACATCATCTCCCTTATCACACTCAAGCATGGCCCATTGACATTACCAACAAATTTTATACACTTTTTAACATTGATGCGACCGGGTGTCCGACACAGTGCAACGTGCGACTTGAGCCCAACGAGGCGGTTGTTGAGTTTTGGGCGACCATCTACCAACTAATGTTCATTGCAGCCGAAACGCCCAATGAACACGAGTCGCGCTTTGAGTCACTTTTGAGAAGCGAACAGCAATGGAGCAGACAGCAATCCAACATACTTTCACATTACCGGACAAGAAACACCCCGTGGCGCGAAGAGACTCATGCGTTCTCATATATCGTTCTTAAGAACATACTGTTGCAGAATGCAAAATCTTTCATGAAATTGCAACCTCCTTATGAAGCCCAATCCATCTACAATTTTATTGAAAATGCGTATAAAACAAATAAAAAAGTAACTTCAATCACGCGCTCTCACGCGCGCTCGCAATCACGATCAATGCGCATGACACGTTTTGGAGATTTATAAATATCACTCAACCTTGATGCTTCGAATCTTGTTTGCCCAACTTGTACCCTGAAACATGGTCACGAAATTTAAATTATTGGAGCTCGTAACAAAGGTTTTACTATGTCCCTTGAAATTTTGTTTTTCAAAGACGATTACCCGTCTTCCTCTCGGAATAACAAGTGATTTAATCTTACTATCTACGGATGATGGAAGATTTTTATAGGATCCAACAACCATTTTACTTTGAGTGCCTTGATAATTAATGGACACATGAACCTGTATAGTGTTCGGTGGGAGGGTTGTTGGATCCGTGGGCGGCGGCGGTTGTACGGGAAACGCAGGCTGTGGAGGTAAAACAACATTTTGATTGACCATGCTAACGTCGAAGTAAATCCAGTAGTCCTTGCCGTCATATGATAGGTATTTATGGTAGTCACCTATAACCTTCCTATTCCTCAATGAGTCCAAGACACTTCGGAGGAGCCGATCACGCTCCGATCGCATTGATGTGATGAATCTTTGTTTTGCATTGTTCCGGAGAATGGTATTGTCATAATCTGCAGGAGGAGGCGGTGCAAGATAGCGTCGAGGTGGAGGATACCATGGAATGAAAGGTGGCCTCCATCTGGGCCTCGATGATCCTCCTCCCATGTCACTATGTTTTCTATTTTATTCAAACCTTTTTAATCTTTAACGTTGAGGCATCCATGGACCATCGGGGCAATAACTTCTTACCACTGTACAATCGACTTGATTGTATCGTGGATGCTGATGATATTCATATGAATTTGGTGAGTAATAGCGTTTTCTGCGGTTTTCGATCTTGTAAATCGTACCATCTGAACAACGAACGTTGCCGTCAAGAAATGGACACGTTGTGTTGAATTCAATCGGCTTGTCCAGATCCGTGACGAGCTCTTGCATAGTGATTCCATGTGAATTTGACATTTGACGGGTTGTATAAACAGTACTCACTGGCGTTGAGATAACATTATTAAAAGTTGCATTCATCGAGGTGACATTGGCAATTTTCCCACAATGATTCCAAAACACGCGCATCACGGGGTATGTATTTGGAATTCCACCAAACACGGCTTGGCCATTTTGGATGCGCACATGGAAAAGGACCTTTGCGAGTTCGTATAGGTTAGAGTGGGGCGTGATGTTTTGATAGTTCAAGACAAATGACTTGACATCTAATATGGTGCCGTTTGCCTTATTGACTTTGACACCCAAGAGCCAGTGGCGGTGAAACGAATCAAGCTTACTTACTTCCGACGAAGGAACCACATATTGCGAACAAAAATCTGATTTGAGCTCATTATGTGCAAGTGTCTTAAAGTCTAAGCGATGATTTCCCATACCATTTACTTTGATTTGAGTGCGTGACTGGTTCATCTGTTTTAATCCAGGTACAACTTTGTCATGGTAGCAAAAAGCCCATGTGTTCGGGTGGCCAAGACCACTTTTATTTGCATTTTTCACGGGGCTATTGGCAAGCTGCTTCCAATTTCCAAATTGAGTTTTGCATTGATGTGGAAAGGGCAATTTCCTACTATTCATGTCATTTTGTACTTTTTGTAATGATGTCCGTTGCGCTACAGTTAAATGTGGGCTTCGCAATTTAAGTGCAATCTCCTCCTCTGTTTGGAAATACATATTGGCATCACATTCTGGCTTGTTATTTGTATAATAAACATCACATGGCACAATGTCATCATCGACAGAATATGATCCACGATAAATGTCAATGAAATCTTCTTTTGTGTTTGCACGGGCCCGTTTCAAAGCGATGTAGAGCAAAATACATGCTACAATGGCAACGACAAATATCATAAATTGTTTCATGACATACAACAGACTGAGTATGGTGCCAATCATGAGAACAACCGTGTTGGTACTCATTTGATCTATGATCCGTTACATATTAAACAGAAATAAACTCGCCATTATAAAACAAAGATGCCTATCGAGGACGTTGATTTTCTAAAGCAAAATAGTATCAAACAATCGTATATGTTTTTAGTGAATAGCAAAGACCGCGACAAGCTTACACATAGAGATCCATCATCCTATACGGTTGAGTTCGAAAATCCTTTCCAAAACGTCGTGGGTTTCGAGGTCATTGATGCAACTATACCACGTACAATGTACAATATTGACGTATATAACAACTCAATACGCTTCTTCATTTACAGTGTAGCCGGAATTCCTGATGTACGGAGCGTTTTGTTATCGGATTACGAAGAGGCGTTCATAGACCCTGGTGACTACTCACTGCAGACCCTTGTACCTGCTTTGAGTGCTGCAATGGAAATGCATTTGAATAACTTGGTTACGCAACCACTTGCTCGCATCACAGCACATGCACTTTCCGATCCTCCTGAGAAAAAGAGTAAGTTGCGTTTTTCATGTCCTTACCCATTTGTGTTTGATATGAAAGGATCCACAATCGCCGAGTCAATAGGATTCGATGAGCTTGCGCGTCTCACTGAAAATGCATTGAGTGTCTTGAATAGACGATACGATTATATCATTGCGTCCGAAGAACAAACCATGTCGTCGAAATTTCAGAATCATCAACTTTATAAAAGTGTTGATCTTCCAATCTCTCAGGCGCAGGGCGAGCTCATTACGGCATTTGAGGGCCCACGAGGTGTCTTGAGAAGCATAAAAATAAGTCCCACCGCATGGGCAGCTCAGCGTTTTACCGTACCAACAGCTTGCTATTTCACGCGCATATACGCTGCCATCACAGCCGCAGATGGACTTGCAGACAATGCCATTCAATGTGAATTGCGAAAAGGATCTGCGTCAAGTCCATTTAACGGCGCTGAAAATGTTGTTGCACAAGCCAACATTGCAATCTCATTTCTTGATGGCACGCTATCCGATTCAGAACCGCTGAGCAATCCACCGCTTTTGTTACCAGGAGTATTTTACTGGGCAGTGTTTAAAAATGAGAATGAGCTAGTGAGTATTTACTATAATGACGTAGTTGATAACAAAACGACCATGCAAGTAACAAGCACAAGTGGAGCGACTTGGTCATCACTCGATTTTGAAGATCTCAACTACAATCTCAGCATTCGAGTGGAAGTGAATGAAGAATTTCATCAAGTCATTGCGCCAGGAATATACTCATTGATTGGGGAAAAGTACATTGTGTTACGCTGCAATGAAATAGAAGAAAACAGTTACCGTTCGCTCGCTTATAGTAAATACAATCTAGGCCTTGCTAAATTCAAATTGGGCGTCGTTGGCTACAGCGAGAACCGCCAAGATTTCAGCAAGGTTCCGCTGCGAGAATTCCACCCGATTGGAAAATTAGCAAGATTGACCATTCGGTTTGAAACCGCCAAGGGAGAAATTTATGATTTCAAGGGGGTGAATCATACAATTACATTTGCCATTCACTACTATGAGCCTATAAATCATGCTCGTTTTGAACAATCTATTTTGAATCCAAACTACAAGCAGAATTTCATAGACTACATGTATCGACAAGACGACCAAGAATCGGACAGTGATGATCAAGAAGTAGATTATTCAAGGGATCGCATAAACGATTATGAATATCAAGAGCAACGTAATCTTGAAAGCCAAGTTAGACTACGGGATCTAAAAATTATAAATGGAACTGAACATGCTTTTGACGATTAGCGATTCGCGTTGTGGTGAGCGATTAGAGTTTCTTTGGTTTTTGCATCATCTTGATCTTCATGACACTGCCTGTGAATGATGAGAATTTCTCAATGTTGGGGTCACTCTCGGCCGGTTTCGGTTCTTCTTTGACGGCATTGACGACGGGTGCTTTGGCGGCGGCGGCCTTTTCGGCAAGAGTGGCATCGGCGGCAGGCGCAGCGGGGGCTTCAGCTGTCTTTGTCATTTTGGACAAGAATTTGTCAATTATTTTTTCGTTTAGGACACCGCTTTTCATGAAGTCCTTGATTTGGTTCTCAGAGAACTTTCCGGTTTGTAGTCCTTCGAAGAGCTCTGCCTCTTTCTTGGAAAACGGCTCGGTGGTATCCGCTTCGGGTGCATCAGTGGCCTCCATGTCGCCCTCAAAGAACTCCATGCGGCAGCGGCAACCAAACACGGTGAAAAGGATAACGGCAATGAGCAGACCAAAGCCCAATGACATCAAGATGATATCTTTTGTTATTTTCATGTTTTGTTCTATACATGACTTATAAAAAATATTTAACCTTCCTTTCCAAAAAAAGACTTTGCCTCTTGTAAGACTTCATTCACGAATTTGCTATTTCGTAACTTGATGGATATTTCCAATATTCGCTTCAAATGCACATTATTCGGATTTGACTCTTGATAGTACAAAGCGCGCTGCAGGAATGCATGAACCACGTCAATCGAGCAAAAGTGAGATATTTCTCTGTGATGTATATCTTGTACAAAGTCCTTTTTTTCGTCCAACCTCATCCAAACATTGTCACCAGCATACTTGAAGTGGTCTTTTCCAAGATGATGTAAAATTTGTGCCACACTAAACTCGCATCCCTTATTGTTGGCACAAATGTCAATGAGCTTACTGATGTCACCGTCTTGTTGGATGGACATTCCCTTATATACACTAGTATTCTTCTTTTATATAGGAACCTAGTTGATCATCTTGAAAAACAAGACCACAATTTCGCCGACTCCATCCTCGTGACATGTTTGCCTCTTTCGTAGGAAATAAACGACCGTTCCATACATACCATTCAAAGGCAGGGGTGGGTGCTTCCATTTCGACTTTCAACATGAAATCAATGGTATAAACTCCCTTTTCCCGCTTCACTGTGGCGTCATACATTTTCTTAGCCCCGTTTAAAGTGACAAGCATGGCATGTGTGCAAAAGACCGGTCCGCGGTCTATGTGACTTGAGCTTTCAAAGCAAAATTGACTTCCCAGAAATATAACATCAAAATTGGTGGGTGTCTTTTCGTAGTACAAGGGCGCAAGTACTTTGAAGTCAGGATGAAAGAGGACATCGTCTTCAAAAATCATTGCCATCGGAATATTTTCATTTATCATTTTTAGCCAAATGTTCGCGTGGCTCAAAAAGCACCCTTGTTTCCCTTTGTACGTATTGAACTCTTTGTCCCACTCATCAAATTTAGGATGTCCATGAGCCGACCACCCTGCATCAAGGTCTTTTTGGATAGTTGCATCAACTGCTTTGATACGTTGTATATCCAAAAATCCATTGTCCGTAATTCTTTTTGTTACAGTTTGTAATCGATCGTGACAGCGATCCATATTCACAACAAAGCATGGACACTTGAGAACGTCTGACCATGATGCCATTTTACAATCTTTTTTGTTATAAATTGTCTGTTGTTTTTTGTTTATAGAATACTCTTTAAGTTACACATCTAATATTCACGTACATCTGAACCGAAATGTTCTTCTTGAAATACAAGACCTTGGTTTCGCTTTGTCCATCCTTTTGCCATTTCACATTTGGGATCATGGAACGGTTTCCCATTCCATACATACCAAGAGAATGATGGCGATCGTGTTTCCATATGCACCTTTAGCATTGTGTCAATTGTATAGACACCGCTCGTGTATGCTTGATCCATTACAAGTTGATACAATTTTCTAGCACCTTCAAGTGTAACCATGTATGCATGAAGGCAGAAGACAGGTCCGCGCTCAATATGTGCGGTGCTTTTGAATTCCATTTGACTGCCCATGAACAGAACATCCCAATCAATGGGAGTTTTGGTGAAGTATAATGGTGCAAGCGCACTCCATTGCGCATGGAACGAAATATCATCTTCAAATATACATGCATATGGTAGTTTCATATCGATGATGTGTTTCCAAAGTCGTACTTGTGATAAAAAGATACCTTGCTTTCCTTTGTACGTGTTGAATTCGGCATCATAGTGCAAATTAACGACCGGTCGTGGTATTGTTGAACTCCACGCTTCTTCAAGCACCGTTGCATCAGAGCCATCCACTGCATCAAACCGCCGAATATCCATGAATCCGGCCTTTTGTAACTCGGATAGCGTATGCGAATACCGATCTGGCCGACGAGACAAATTGATGACAAAAGAAGGGGCCTTGAGAAGCGATTCGAAGTCCATTTAGTTTTGTGTATATTGAGTGTCTTATTATGTTTTAGTTGCTCGAGCCACTGCCTTACGAATGCGTTCAAAGTCAATTGGAGGAAGAATGGGAGAGCATTCCCATAGGTGCGTTTTCAAATAGGTTTGAATTGGATACTCGATCGGATACATATGGGAGCACCCAAACAATAGATCCTTCATCACATTCTGAATATGCACCGGCAGTATGTCCGCACTTTGAACGGGCATAATGCTGAGCAATTGAATGTCAGATGATACGAATAAGCGACTATATTGCGCAGACTCCCACTCTTTATGGACAGTGACAACCCATGCTTGCTCTGTAAATAGGAAATTTGAAAGATCGAGAAGAGTGGGACCATAATTGTATGGGTAATACCACATAGGATCCTTTTTCATTCGCTTATAGTACCGATACGTCCAAACGATACCTTCGACAAATTTCCGACAGGCCGATAGAACCACATGAGATTCAAAAACCTTGGTTCCAAACAGTTCTTTGTAGTACATTGACCGCCACCGTGCTGCCCCTGCATTGCCGTTGGCATACAACATGTGCGCAAGGCGGGCCTTGTTTTTGGGTACGATGGGATAGAACTCGATGGCATCCATCGGCGTCTGTAGAAATGCTTTTTGTTTGACATAGTCTTCATTTACCTTTGCAATATCTACGTCCTCTGTTTTTGCAAGCTTTTCAATTATCTTGTGCAACAGCTCAACATTGATGCTACCTCCCGACACGAGAGTCGTGTCATAAGCCGCTTGAATTTCACACAATGTGCCGATCAGGCGGTCCATCCCTTGCTTTTTCAAATTCACAGTTGCAAGATGTGGCAGAAAGTCATTACCTAGCATGAAGCAAGCAACAACATAACTTTCAATTAAATCACACGATGCCGCCGAAAAAGAGTTGTCGATAAGGTCGGGGGAGCACCGAAGCTCTTGCAAAATACCTGTTCGCAATGCTGCAATGTCGAGGTACGAAATGCTAGGTTCTTCAATCGTCGATGTCTTATTCTCTCGCACAAGATAGATTTTACGATGGTGAGACAAGAGGGAAAGCATGATGAGATCAGCATCAAGTCCATGGATTGCGATTTTCTTGTCATGCAGTTTATGATCTTCAATGTGTTGAAATATTTTGTGTTCCCCCTCTCCTTCTTCGTCTGCACTACTAAATGTAAAAGAGCACTCGTGATGTGACGTGGTTTCTTTTAGAATAGTGGCCATCTTTTTCATGAATGAAGTTCCAGGAGAAATTGCGTTCGTATCCCAAATGACATTTTTACCCTCCATTTTGTGACGAAGGATTGAAAGGTACCGGCGTTTCCTTTGCTGGTTAATTTTGGCGACAGGCGCAACACCATCAATGAAAATACCACCACCACATGCGGGTTCCAGCCGTTTCATTAGATCCAATGTATATTTCCATGACTCCGTGCAAACGCTCTCTTCAAAGGCCTCTTTATGAAAGCTTGTGCTATTCTCATTGTCGCTTACTTTGCGAAGAACATTTTGGCAAACCGGATGAATAATTCCATTGAAGTCGAAAAAATAGAAATCTACAAATGGCTTGGTGGAATGTAGGATCCCTTTGTATTTTTGGGTGATCACGTAAAAATAATATGGAATGCCCATTTTATCCTATAGTCGGTGATTTGAATAATATCTTCTACTATCAATTTTTATTCAAGTCTTTAATATTTTATTTTCTCAATACGTAATATAGAATAACCTCAATGTCCCTCTTCAACGTGTTTGTCGGCGTTCCCCAATCCAAGCTAGCTGGTACCGCAATTTTGATTGCTGTTATTGTTGTGGGCCTAACCATCCTTTTCGGAAAGGGTGCCGTTCCCACTGGTCAAAAACTGGTCGTGGCCCTGGTCATGTTCCTACTTTCCCTACCCGCCATCCTCCTCACCCTTTTCCAATTGAACTGCATGGTGACTGGTGCCGGCTTCAAGAACCAACGTTGGTGGTGCGGACTATACGCCTGGTTCGTGTCTCTCATGATCCTCTTCTACTCCGCCGTCCTCGTCATCGTTGCCCTAATGAACATGGTGAATGACAAGGCCGTCGAGAAATTCCAAGACGTGCAAGATGAGGCCACCAAGCAAGCAAAGGAATACTTCGAGACTCAAGAGGCCAAGGTGGAGATCAAGGGCCCCGTAATGGAGGAGCCCCCCGTGCCGGAAATGCCCGAAATGATGAACGGTGAAGAATCTGGCCTAGAAGGCATGGAGCCCGAGACTTTCACTTGCAGCGGCGCCCCGCTATGAAGCCAAGGCTGATCATTGCCAAAACAAAACTGACAATAACCGCCACATCTAACAGTTTGGTACCCATTTTTTTTGTAACAACACATTTTTCCTTTTGTCCCAATGCTACTTTCTCCCAATGATCTCTTGCTTTTTCAAGGCTCCACGCTGGCTTACCAAGAGTTTCATTGACCATATTGTGTATGAGAACAGACCACTCAAACAGTTTTTCGCGCCCATTTAGATACTTTTGGAGGGGAATGTGTTTGTAGTGTTCTTTGAGGTGCAAGCGGCAACTTGCACATGGGATGATAAGCGCAAGATAATTGAAGAATTGCTGATAGGACTCCTGTTCATGCACGGCAAGTGTCTCATTTGCACCAAAGCAGATTAAATGAATTGCAGTCCATACGATAGGACCCCATACTGTTGGTTCCATTACATAAAAACTCACAAAATAAACCAAATAAACCATTTAAACCATTCCATCTTATTTAGTACGTAGAGTATGAATGAGTCAAAATGTGGGAAAACCGTACCGCACTCATACATGTAGAAATTGTGGTTTGCTGGGACATCTTTACAAGGATTGTCCGCATCCCATCATGAGTTTTGGACTGATATGTTACCGGATACACAATGGACAACCCGAGTACATCACAATCCAGCGCCGCGATAGCCTTTCCTTCATGGAGTTTATTCGTGGCAAGTATAATGTTCAAGATGTTTCATACATCTGTAATCTCCTTGCGATGATGACGCAATGCGAGCGCCAACAATTACTTGATTGCTCTTTTCATACACTTTGGAATCAAGTCTGGTATCAACCGAACATTTCCAAACACACACAAGAGTTCTTAGAGTCTAAAGAAAAATTTGAAGCTCTAAAGTCAGGGTTCTACCACAATAAAATATACGTGAATCTTTCGCTTCTCATTAAATCAACTTACTCTCAATTTCTTGAACCGGAGTGGGGCTTTCCAAAAGGCCGCCGTAAGCTTCGCGAAGAGGATATTGATTGTGCCGTTCGCGAGTTCTGTGAAGAGACAAGTTTCAAGAAAACGGATATTGAAGTGAATAAAACCATACCACCGTCGGAGGAAGTTTTCTACGGTACAAATAAAGTCCTCTATCGTCACGTCTATTACGTGTGTGCTTTTACAAGCAGCATCAATAAGGTGGGGGTAGTTGATCCAAAAAATGTTCAACAAGCACGCGAGGTACGTCAAGTTCGTTGGTTCAGCTATGACAAAGTCCTTTCAAATATTCGCCCGCACAATAAGGAGCGCAAGACATTGTTTCGACACGCCCATCGGACGATTTGCAACCTCCACAACATCATGGTTCCAAGCGAACTTAAAGCCGATGCAGAGATATTCATACATGGGCAGAAACGCGGTCCTCCTCCCGGATTCACCAGTACATCCAATATCGATTCCGTCCAACATATGTATAATTGACACGGAAACGACCGGCCTTTCCCCAATGGACTTCGACCCTGTCACAAAGAAACGCCGAATGATTCATCCACGACATGTGGATGCATGGGCAACATGTCGAATTGTTGAGATAGCGTGGTCACTGTACGATGCAAATGGTGCATTGATAAAGAACGAGAGCTTCATTATCAAGCCCGTTGGGTTTTCCATCCCGGTGGAGGCATCTAATGTGCATGGCATTTCAACACAGCAGGCACTCGACGAAGGTATAGATATTGCGCATGCGCTCAATTGCTTGAAGGACTCTCTCCGTTCGACAAATATTATTGTTGCGCACAACATGAAGTTTGATTACAATGTCATTCTCTCCGAGATGCATAGACTTCATGACAATGACATGATTCATCTATGGACAACTCGAAAGTCGCATTGCACCATGCAAGCCGCATTGAAACCGGGCATGAAATGGCCCAAGCTTAGTGAATTGTACCTTCAATTATTCAAACGACTACCTACGGTCAATCTACATAGGGCTTTGGACGACGTAAGTGTGTGTGCAGAAATCTATTTTCATTCACGAATGAAATAACTTTTTCTTATTTTTCCAGTCTTTATTGCTCGATATAATAGATGTTGCAAGTGAGGTTCGCCGTATTTTGTGTGTATATAGCAAGGGCAAAGAAAGGATGACTATATATCCCGAGTATGGGGATCCGAATTTTCAATCCAAGATAGCTCAACTTTTAAACTTCAGAATGCATGAAGTGCCAAAAAGAAGTACCGTCAAAGATGAGGCAGAGTTTAACAACATCACCGAACAACTCTGTATTTTCGAGAAAGCACTATATCAACACATTTTTGAGCAATACATTTCCCGCACAAGTATTTATAACAGTGTGCTCATTTACCATGGGCTTGGTGTTGGGAAAACATGCAGTGCTGTCACAATTGCTGAAAGTCTTTTGAGCTCGCATAGAAAAAAGGATCCCCCGTCCATATGGGTTATTGCATCTCCTGCGCTTCGCGACAATTTCAAGAAGACAATTTTTCAAATGACAGACGATATGGTTGATATTTCATCCGTCGATCAACAATGTACGAAGGACTTGTACATCCGGCTCGGCATGGAGTTCAAAGACATGGGTGTTGCCGCCAAGCGCATTAAAAACATTATTTCGAGTCGATACATGTTTTACACATATGATGGTATCAAATCATTCATAGAAGACAACGAAGGCGTTGAAGTGAGCAACAAAGTCATTATTATCGATGAGGCACACAATCTCCGGTACTCAGAGAATTCTCAAAAGCGCATTGGGGAAATGGTTTTGAAAATGCTGCGAAATGGAACCAATAACAAGCTTGTACTTATGTCTGCGACACCTATGTACAATGAGCCCGATGAAATTTTGTGGCTCATGTCGCTTCTTCTAGCCAATGATAAAAGAGATGGAGTTTTACCTCCCAATACCCGGTTATTCAATCGCAAAAACCAGCCGAATGAGAAACCCTTTGAGATTCTTCAACAACTTGCACAAGAATACATCAGTTACATAAAGGGCCATAACCCTTTTACGTTCGCTGCACGATTAAATCCTACCGTAAATGGATACCCTCTCTTGAGCAACAGTGAAGAGCCGAAATACACGTCAAAGGGGGTTCTCATTCCACCCTCTGTGCGTAACTGGCTTTCGTATGTGTCTGATGGCCTTCTGCCAACACCACTCGGAGCGCATCAACTTCAAGCATTAAATTATGAGAATGCGACCGAAGACGACATCCGTACAGGTGAAGAACTAGTCGATGATATAAGAGCAGCAGATGTCGGTGTCCCCGATAAAAACATGATATTGCTACAGGCAAACAATATCTGCTTTCCATATGTGGGCAAAACCGGTAAATCGTACGCGTATGGTAAGATTGGCTTTGAAAAAATTGCACAGATATCAACAACGGGGGGCTTTCAATTGACAAAGTACAATAGCGATCCCATCTTCTATCCAAATGACGAGTTGCTGGGATCCGTTGCTGCCAAGTTGAAACGGGTGATCGATATTATCAAGGATGCACAAGGACTGGTGCTCATCTATTCGCATTATGTTTGGAGCGGTATTCTACCTTTGGCTGTGGCACTTGAACACATTGGGTTTTCGCGCTATGGTCAAAAGAATATCTTGAGCACGGAGGACTTTGAGGTCGCGAATAAAGCAACCGCACCATCGTATGGATTTTCTCCTTCGTATGCCGTCATTTGCGGAGAACAAAGTGTTATGGGGACAACAACTATTTCGGAGTTGGTCGATGACATCAACTCCAAAAATAAAGACGGCCGTCGCATAAAAGTCGTTCTCATGACCAAGATTGCGAGCGAGGGGCTTTCGTTCAAAAATGTACGCGAAATTCACATAGTCGATCCATGGTACCATTTGAACCGTCTTGAGCAAGTCATTGGTCGTGCAATTCGTACTTGTTCGCACACTCAACTTCCGATTCCAAATCGCAATGTTACCGTCTATCTCCATACGACTGTTAATCCCTTGAACAAGACACTCGAGACAGAAGACTTGCACGCTTACCGTATTTCGTCGAGAAAACAAAATCAGACATCATACACGGAGCAAATAATTCGTGACTTTGCATTTGATTGCCCCATCCAACGAAATGTAAATTATATACCCGAGAGCGTATTTCTTTTCAAGACAAACATGGTAACAGGACAAGGAAAAGTTATAGATTATACTTTTGGTGACTCTTCCGATAACAAACCGAAATGCAAGATGCCCGAAAGAATCGACGAAAGTGCATGGAGGAAGGAGGTGTATGTGCATATCATCCCCACCATGCAACAACGGCTTACCAAATTTTTAAAGGTAGAGCTCAGTAAGAATGTGCTGCAGCATTCGCTAAGGGAAATAACCGAGCACTTGGCAGTTCATCCGGATATATCAAAAGAGACGGTCCGGTCGATGATCAACGAGAAAATTGAAGGTCGCTATATTATTAAAATTCATCGTGATAAAATTGTGTTGGCAGAGGTACCGAATGCGATTATGACAAAAAAGATTCAAATAAAAGCTTATACAAATGAGAACGAAAAGGTAAAGATTTGTGATTTAGACATGATTTTACCTTCGATATTTTTCATCTTTAAAGTAGATGCAAACTGCTACGAACAACTTGTGAAGCACATAATCGTGAATCAGTCGGCATTATCTCAAAACTTGCAGAACATAGCAAATGAACTGTACGGTTACAATCTTTTGTATCGGGCGAAGGACATAGTGCCGCCGAATAAACCCTCGACTTCGAACAATGATTTTGTAGGGTATCTTGATATCTTTAATGAATTAGGTTTCAAGATTGTGCTTTGGAAATCGAGTAACAAGGAATTTAAACTAGCATCAAACACTGTGACGGAAGACTACCATAGAAACCATAAAAGTGCTCAACCACCCTCATCGTCCCATTATGGAATTTTTGCGCCTTACAGACACAAGAATAATCTAGCCCAAGCTCTCACATTGCAATTTAAGTTGATGAATCCTGGAAAATCAAGACAATCTAATAAGCAGGGAGTAGGATGTACTTTTGAGGAAATTCCGTTGATGAAAAAATTAATAAAGACTTTGGCTGTATCTTTTGACGCACAACAAACTACCCGCGAATACTATTGCAATTTTCTTCAAGAGACCTACCATAATCAAAACCTACTTTGGGTCGTTTCGAGTCTTTTTGACCATACAAATCCCTTTCAAAACGCGATTCCACAATTTTTGCTCCTAAAACGGACATAAAAATTTGATGTTGTGTATTGATAGGTTTGTCATTAAGAAATAATGTCTCTTTTTATTCCGTTAAAATTCAAGTCTCATGTTCAACTGATCCCTGCTGAACTGGGAAAAGATCTTAACGATGTTATTACCTCCAAACTAAAAAAGATGTATGAGGGCGTGTGTTCGCGATTTGGGTACGTCAAGCCAGGAAGTCTGAAAATAATTCAAAGGTCGGCGGGCCAATTCATCAAGCAACATTTCAACGGCCACATTCGTTTTGAAGTCATTATGATCGGCGAAGTCTGCAATCCACTTGTTGGAATGATTGTCAATGGTCGCGTAAAGAACAAGAATCAGATGGGCATCTTGGCCGAAAGCTTTATTGAAATAGATAAGAAGAAACTTTCCGTGCTTGACATCATTATTCCAAAGCGGTCCGCAGGCATTCAATCCGAGATCGATCTTGATCAACTCGAAATTGATTCTATTATCCAAATTGAAGTGCTTGGAAAACGCTATCAACTCAATGACACGCGAATCTCAATTATTGGAAAGGCAATTCAAAAGCCAGAAGAGACACATCCATATGACGAGAATGGTATTGATTTGGTCAGTGATGGCATGGAGGGTGGATATGACAGCGACGAGGGATCATACACGGGTTCATATGATAGCGATCCGGAACCAAGTGATGACGACGATACACCGGTACAAAAAGGTATTCAAGATCAAGCTCTATACGATGTCCTAAATGGCGACACATTGCTTGATGGTCGCGATGAGGAGGTCAGCGAAGATGGCTTCGACGATGGCTTCGACGATGGCAATTCCGACGAGGTCAGCGAAGATTTTAGTCTCGAAGACGATGACAAAAGGTAAAATGAGCTAAAGGTTATGAACATATGCATTAAGTAGAACGAGTGCATATGAGCGAACGATTAAATGACATTGTAAAATCAGTAAGTGACTTGAGTGACACGGAAATGGAGGAGCTTTTTAAAATTTTACACATTAACAAATGCGAATACACGCAGAACAACAACGGTATCTTTATAAATTTATCGTGGCAAAACGAAGATATACTAAATATCATTGAAAAGTACATTCGATTTTGTAAAACAAGTCGCGTTGAGGTGAGCAAGTACCAGTCAATGTGTGATGTTCTCAATAAAAAAATGGAGACATCGCGCAACGAATCTCTTAATGAACCGTTGATTGATCTCCGTTGTGAGAACGAGTCAAATGATATTGCAGTTGAGGCAACCGGGGATGATGCAAACCCTGTCAAAATTGTGAGTAGAATATCATCGTCAATGCGATTTTATCTATTGAAAAAGAAATTTGCAAAGCTTGCCCCTGCATATGACCTTACAATGCAAAGCGATCTTGGCCCAGAAATGTATTTAATCAGATAAACATAAAAATTGACAGTCTATCTCCTTATTTTTTCAGAAGTATCCCATGGATGAACTAAAGCAACTTATAAGATCAACGCCTTTCCGTACCTTTCCGATCGGTGTTCCACCCGTTCTTTATGAGCAACGTGTGAAATATGAGACCAAGTACAATCCGTTATCGCAAATTGTCTCAGTACCGCAAATGGAGAGAGCAGCAGAACATGCATTCACGCATCCGCATGCGCCTCATCAACATACCGCGATGACACGCCCGCCTCAAGCGCCTCAAGCGCCGCAAGCACGACGACCTCGCGAATATTTACACGATGATATCATGGGAATTTTGGTAGGCCTGGTGGATGAATTGAGTTGTCTGTATCCGCCCGAGTGGATGCGTGATGCAAAGCAGCAGCTCAAAGATAAATTTGTAGCATTTCTCGTCGATGCGAATGTTGTGAAGGCGCTTGGACGCAAAAAAACAGTGGAGGCAATTTCCTTTTTCGAGCATCGCCCCCGACCGGATGAAGCACGTGTTAAATCATTGGGCTGGATCCTAAGTTTCCTCTTTGATAGGCTGGTTTATATAAATGAGAAAAAACATACTTGGAATGCCAAATTAGGCCTGACGAAAGACATAAAAATAATTCATCATCCAAATGGGCGGTGGAGTCTAAAAAATGATCTGTAAATATTAAAGAAATGTTGTTTTGTAATTAGAAGACGCCATGCAGATAACGAATCAAGCGTTCATTGAGACTTTGACCGCCTTAGCTTCAAGCTATATGAACGATGAAAATGTTACATGGACAATGGAGCTTTTTCCCGCTGAGGATTCTGTGTGGAAAGAAGACGATTTTATGCAGGTTATGAGTATTTTGAAGGGTTGCCCCGACGTAAAAGAGGTTGAAGTTCCAGAATATGTCGAAGTTATAGATGTTCAAGGCGATATGCACGGGTACATTCTAAAAATCAATAGCCTCAATAACATTTCTAATTATTGCTATACAGAAAATCTTGACAGTGTTCCTCATCAATGGCTTACTCGTTATCAACTAGACTCTGTGATCCTGCCCGATGAATTTTCTGCAAAGCTACGTGCGACCCTTGTAAAGGAGGAAGTACATTCAAATGCTTTTGAAATCGACGCCGATTCTTGGCGAAGCCGTCTCAAAGCCTATAATCTGAAAAAAACATTCATATTTGAGCACACCACATCAAAGCTGTTGTACGTTATTGATGTTGATCGTCAAGTGAATCATGAACAACTCGATCTGAAGGGCGCAGATGTGACTAGCGCTTTCAAGCAATACTCCTTCAAAATCCAGATGAAAAAAGAGTTGCATGGAAAGCAAATGACACAATCAAGTGCATCCACTCTAATTCTATCGCATTCTCTGCGTCTTATGCAAATTTTGAACAATGAACCCCTGTTGGTAACGTCTGAACAAAAAAAGCAAGTGCTTGATGGCTACAATGCTCTTCTCACACCGCATAGATTTGTTCCCTTTGGTAAATCACAGCAAGACATTGATACTGCACCCTTCTTTCTTGCACCTAAACCCATAAATCTCGAGCAAATCAATCTGTTGGAAGCAGGCAAGTACTATACCATTGTGTCGATTCTTAATGGCTATGCGGTTACAGACAAGGCAGATGGAGAACGCATGCTCATGTATGTCGATGAGCAGCTCGATGCATACCTGATCAACAACACCCTTGACATTAAGCCAACGGGACTCAAGGCATCTGCTACTTTGAAAAACACCTTACTAGATGGTGAGTTCATTTCGCGCCGATTTCTAAATACCAAGTCATCGAAGGATGTGTTTGCGGTGTTTGATATCTACTTTTGGAAGGGCGCTTCAGTGATGGGCTTGCCTCTCATGGTTGCAGGTGACGGGAACGGTGAGCAGCAAAGTCGCTACGGCCTCATGAAAAAGATTGTCGATGCGAAACTTTGGACATCTAAAAACAGCATGGTAGAGTTGCGACTGAAAGAGCATCATGCTGGAAACGGACAAGCGATGTTTGACAATTGTGCAAAGCTTTTGGATAATCCAAACCTACCCTACCGTGTCGATGGTCTTGTATTTACGCCGATTGATCTGCCTGTTTTTACATACTATCCCTCCAATACCGATATCAAGCTATCTTCCAAGGGCACTCGATGGGATCGCGTGTTTAAATGGAAACCGGAGGACCTAAACACGATTGACTTTATTGTCCGAGAGCAACAGATCACATCCGATCTTGCAACAAACCAAACTTACAAGGTCTTCACGTTACTGACAGGCTACAATAAGCTACAAAATAACCCCATTGACGTTGAAGAAGGCATGCGCCTCCTTGTGGATAAAGCTTATCGCATGGAGCGCATGTCAAGCATGTCCGACACATACAGTGCAGAGCCGTTTCGGCCAACGTCAAATTACACCGAGGGTGTTGAGAACGCATATCTGCCCGTGGATGAACATGGAAACGTGGTTGATATCGAGGGAGTGCCGATTAAAAACGACACAGTCGTTGAGTTTGCATTTGACCCTTCTTTATCCGATCACGTTTCAAAATGCTGGGTCGCACTTCGCGTGCGCGAGGACAAGACGCGTATCTACCGTACAACAGGAAATGTGAGCAAGACTGCTAACGATGTGAGTGTCGCCAACTCTATTTGGAGGACCATTCATAACCCTGTTACTCAAAGCATGGTGAAGGGACTTGAACCGGTGCAAGTGTCGGCGCAGTATGAAGATATGGGCGAGAACATCGTGTCATCAGATTCATTGTACTATGCTCGCGACGTGCCCCGTAATCACATGTTGTCGTTCCACATGTTGAATTTCCACAACAGTGGCATCAAAATGAAAATTTACAGCGACGCAGCAAAAATGGGAAGTTCATGGAGCCTTTTAGAACTTGCATGTGGAAAGGCGGGTGACATGTCTCGTTGGACATCGAACAATCTAAAATTCATTCTCGGTGTGGATCTCGTGAAGGACAATATCGAAGATCCAAAAGTTGGATCGTTTGCGCGCACCATTCACCGCCGCTATGAAGATGATTTATGGGAAGAGAAGAAGAAACAACGTCGCCGCCCCGCACCTCTGATCGCGTTCAGTGTAGGAGACTGTGCCAAGCCACTTGATACTGGCGCCGCGGGTGTTGATAACAAGTCCAAAAAGCTTCTCAAGTACTTATATAATACCACTAACTACTTTCCGTCCTTGAAGGCCAGGCCGTGGATGGGTATTGCGGCGAATGGGTTCGACATGGTTTCTTGCCAGTTTGCCATTCACTATTTCTTTGAGACAGCTCAAAAGCTAGACAACTTCTTAAACAATGTGTCTCAAAACCTTGGGACAGGGGGGCGCTTCATAGCTACATTTATGGATGGTGATACTGTTCATAGCATGCTCGAGGAAAACGGGAAAATTGAAGGTAAAAAGGGATCGAAGACGGTTTGGGCGATTTTACGCAAGTATGACGTCTTTGATGAAATTCATGCCTTTGGACGAGTCGTTGATGTATATCTTGAGAACACAAACCAACTTATTTTGGAATATCTAGTGAAATATCCTCTCTTGGTAAAACTCGCAGCCGAAAAGGGTCTCGAAGTCGTCGCCACAGAAATGTTCAAGGACACATTTCATAGCTTCGACGAGGCATTTCAATCAAAGAAACCGGATTCAAACAATTACAACATGACCAACCTCTATCAATCAATTGAAGCTTTGAAAAAAGACCCCGTACAAACTAAATTCAGCTTCGTAAATCGCTGGGTTATATTCCGCAAAGCGTAATAAGCCTCTCATGTTAGTGTAATTTTTTTGTCATCATTCAAGAAAAAATGATGTCGTGATTTAAGAAATTATCAACAATACATACAAAGAAACGCCCTTCTCCACTATATACGATACCATGTCTCTTATTCACGATACCCCCCAGATGTTCCCTGAGCTTACGAAGCTCCTTCTTGAGGTGCATGAGGCCTCTAACGATGGCATGCCGCGTGATGTTGCGCTGCAGCTCATTCTGAAAAGCAAGCACTACTGGCCGGCGCTGCAGTGGAAGAAGTTTTTCGACGAGAGCGGCCTCATTCTACTGCATAACACATACAAGCGCACGGATGTTGAGCATTTCCAGGCTCTTTACGATGAGTGTCGTAGCGTCGTTCTTGACCTCAACACACCCATCAACGAAAATGTTGTTGTCAGCCTCTCCTCTGCGATCCCTGACCGCTTGAGCGACATTCAATACGAAAATATCATGAAGCCTACTGACATTTGCGAGGAGAGTTTCGAGGGCACTGTTGTGTCGGCTTACATCCACAATGGGTCTTGGCACTTTGGCACATCTGCATGCCCTTCGGTGGATAGCTCTCGCTACCACCATCCTTCGAAGACACATGGCGACATGTTTGACGAGGCGATTGCTGTCCTCTTTCCGGACATGGATTTCTGTGGTCTTGACACGAAGAAGGAGCGTCGTGCTGCTCTTCGCGGAGAGTTTGCGAAGCACCTTGATGAGAACAAGTCGTATGCATTCCTTCTAGTGCATTACGAGAATGGTCACATCGTGAAGTATTCGCATCTCGGTGAGAAGTATGCAAAGCTCTTTCACATCTCTTCTCGCGGACGCCGATCGATGGAGGAGGACGATATGAGTTCAAAGCCCCTTGCTGACGTAGGCGTGTATTATGCACAGCGGTTTGAGCAACCGGAGGCCGCCATCGAATGGATGCGCACGTCGAACAATACATTTGGCATCATTGCTCGCCGAACCAATGGCCAGCTTTACAAGGTCAGTATGCCGTCGGTTATCTTGCAAGAAGAACAAAACCTCGGCAATCCGAACCCGTGGATCAACATGGTGTGGGTCTATATGCAAAACAAGCCACACTACCATGTGAATGACTATATCAAGGCATACTGCCAGGACCTCGAGATCCCGAAGGACTCTTCTGGTCGGGAGATGGTGCCTGTCTATATTATTCATACGGTGATTTGCACCATGCGCGATATCCTTTACGAGTGCTTTCTGAAGACCACGAAGTACTACACGCATTACCAGCGTTACAAGATGGACAAGGAGATGGATGCTAAGCTGTCACCCATCATTCGCTTTCATCTCGCGCAACTGCGTCACATCCAAGTAACCACTCACACACATGCATACATTACACCGTTTGCGGTGTATCACTATCTATGCCATCACCAGACCATGAAGAATATGCGCATTCTCATTCACTACTTTGCGACACAGAATATGTTCAACATGAATTTCCGCACAGCAGAGTGCTTTTCTTACCTAGACTCGGCACTGTCAGAGTAATATTTTAATATGTTACACATGCGCGTTGAAAAAAGAACACCAACAAAAGCTATAAATTTTGTCCTTTTTATTTTACTCCATTGCCAAAACCTTCTTGAGAGGACGGAAGTGAAAGTAAAGCTTGGCCTCGTTGCGCATCGGCATGCTCTCCTCTTGAACAAGCCCAAGTCCATGCCCCAGATCACCGATGGGGGTGATGGTCAGCGTCGAGCCGCGCGGCTGGCGGTGGTGGTTGTAGGCAAAGAGCATCTTCTTCTTGGCGTCGAAAGAAATCGTGTAGATGTTGCCGTTGCGGACGCCGCGAAGCTTGACGGAGCGGTTGATCTCGTAGATGAGATCTTCGGGCGTCTTGTAGGACTTGCCGGGAATGGAGATCTTCTCCTCGAGAACGTAGGGCTCGCCCTTCTTGCGCACCAGATGCACCTTGATATCAAAAATATGCACGGTGGAAATATTTTCATCCACCTCCTCGGTCTCCTCGGCCTCCTTGGAAATAATTGCCGGCTCCTCGACAGGCACTGCGACGTCCTTGGAAATAATTTCCGGCTTCTTGAGGGGCACCGCGACGTCCTTGGAAATAATTGCTGCCATGCTGTTGCGCAAGCCCTCCATCGAAGTGGGGACGGGCGCGGCTGTAAAAATCGTTGGCATGCTGTCGGTAGGCCGGGAAAAAGAAATTGGCAGAAAAACAAATTTGCCGTCCTGAAGGGCAGGAATTAGTAGGGTGGTGGGCTGCATTTTTATTTTTTTATTTATTTCCACAAAGCCGCGAGAGGAAGAGTGAATGGCAGTATGCAGGCGTGCATGTGCCTCATGTAGCTCGCGCACGCGTGGGTTAGGATTTTGGGCCAAGGCATTTAGGGTTTAGGGGGGTTTGCATCGACGATCGGTTTTACATATTGATTAAATAATTGCAGGCCCACGCGGTTTGAAGCTGTTTCAACAGTGGTCGAATTATTTTGAATTTGAGATCTTAGACTCATCATATATTTCAAACGTGCCAAATCGAAATTTGGTCGGCAAACCACTTCGAAAAGCATCTCATGACATTTTGAAAATTCAGGGTACTTTTTACCGTATTCAATAATTTTCTCCTTTTCACTCATAGGATCGGAAATGATTTCCTCAACAATTTTCAAAATTTCTTCATTGGATAGGTCTGCATGATCAATATCTTCGGCACTTCGTTTCTTTGACATGTGAATCGTACTTTCTATATGAAATAAATATTCTTTAAACTCATTAGAGACCGCAGTATAATGCAATTAAATTATAGTTACATTGACGCCCTTCCCACTCCAATCCCGCCGCGCCAAGTAAATGGTGGTCTTTACACCGGCACCCCATTTGCACAAAATGCCCCATGGGGAAATGTGCCTGTTGTTCCAGATGCACAAGTCATGGTACGCGACAACTTGAAGAGCGCAAATCCTCCACCCAACGCCCAATACTTCATTCCAAGCTTTACTCGCCCAGGAAATAATGAACAAAAATTAACAGATTACATGGATGCTCCCATGCTCAACAGTAGCTGCTTCCGTTAGGATGCGCTAAGCTCCGCTAAGATGCGCAGCTCGGGGGATCAACTACTTTTTTTAGGATGTCTTGATTGCTCATGATCACCTTGCAAATATATGCGTATGCTTTATTAACTTGAACAAACGATGTTGCCCCCGTTATGAGGACCTTTCCACTCTCAAAAGTAGAGATTGTAATTTTCTTGCAACAACCCATTTGAGATCCGTCACCCTTTCCATCACAATGGTCTCTTTCCTCGCACCTGCAGAGGCATTTACCTTCGTTATTGTCATATTGTGTGTTCCAATAAAATTGTAGTTTAACGCCCGGATAGGTGCCCGGTTGAAAACTGCATATGTTATCATACACATTTGAAATCAAAAGCTTGTGAAGATCCTTGCGTCGGACTCGAAACGGTACGGAGAAATCACTGTTGATCATTCGTATCTTGAAATTAGAAGGTCCGATCAACGAAGTATCACTCACATGGTCCTTGTTCAGAATTTCAAACCCATCATTTGCGATTCGCAAAACCTCGTCACTCATGAGCTTGACAATGAATTCACCGTCTTCTGGTTTTCGAATACCGGTGACATGAATATTTCCATTGCGAAATAGTTTAATATTTGGCTTGTAGCCCGTCTCAAACCGATAAACAACGGTCACTTGGTTGTCAAAAATTTTACGATCTTCTGCATTCCGTTTTGGTTTTTTTAGATTGTCGCCTCGATTCCGGTTTGGACCATTCTCCGCCCAAATGAATCCGACATCGTCCGTTTTCGAATCCACAAGACGAACATTATCGAAAAAGACTTGCAAATGGATCAAAGTGTCTTTCTTTTTGAACTCCGGCTTCACCACTGGCACAATCGGCGCTTGTCGAGCGACACCACCACGACGCCCACGCGGCTTACCGCTCGGGATGGGAGGCGGAACATCCCTTTTAATATTTTTTATAATATCTCCATTGCATGTGATTGTAGATACACGATACATCGTTGGTACAGTGGTTTCAGACATTGTGCATGTAGGTATATTAGGCATGTACAAATACAACTTCAAATTTTTCCTTAAATCCTTTTATTTGTCTATTCGTACGACAAGTTCATTTTATGATCAAGAGTTTTACTCGAATCAACAATAGATTTCTTTCTTATAACTTTAGATTGATCACCCAATTCAGTTTTATTTTTAAACAAGAATGATGTATTAATCGATTCAACTTGAGGCTGAATATTTACAAGAGGCGGAATGTTCAAAACATAAGTTCGGGCCGAGCCCTTGTGTGCTGTTCTAAACTCATCAATTGCCATTGGACCACCGAACATTTTAAGCAAATATCGGCTTGGTGCAGGACGCACAGGAGTCCCATAACCAATTTGGCGTGCATATAGCTGAATCCACGAGTGAATTTCCCACATACGGTCACATCCCATATGGACCGAGAAGTTATGAGCGGCGCAGCACTCCAATGAACAAAAGTGACCATATACGGAGAATGAGTTATGATTGCCGTCATACGCACATGGCATGCCGTATCGGCTCGCGCCAATGTCGTGGCAACACCAAAAGCACATCAACTTATTTTCCTCATATATTTGAGCATTCGTCTCCATGGCCGGTTCAATTTCATTCGAGGCCTTTACGGTCTTCTTGTCTTTTTTGGTTTCAACGGCGAGTGGCAAAGTTTCAAGTTGATCATTTTGGGAATCGAAGAAATTACACGGGTTGTAGGGAATCGGGTCTCTAATGTCGGGTCTATATTCGAGAATCTGCTGAAAGTTGTCGCACTGAATGATGTCCTCAATCGTCTGCGATGAAATATTTAGCTGTACAATTACATGATCTTGAGGTACCGGTTCAGTAACGGATGGCTCCTCTTGTTTTTCAACTTCAACTTTCGCCTTTTTCTTACGCGTTCCAGCTGTTGCCGATCTCGGAGGCATTTAAGATTACAAAAATAAGATGAATATTTCTTATACCCGTTTAATATTTCTTGGCTATCATGCCTTGTAAGGACTTCAACGAAGATATAATGTCGTTGGACATAACTTGCATGGGCTCCTTGGTAGGCGGGGATACCATTTTGACTCCACTTTGCATACATTTTAGTCTGATTTCACGAAGCTCATTGGCCATTGTGTTATATGATTGAATATACGAGTATATAATATAAGCAATCAATATGATGACTAAAACGAGCACCAGATGCATACCTCTAATTTGAACCAAACATAAAATAAAATTGAAATTAATATGCAAAAACCATTGCACCGGAACCACTCATGACTCTGAAAATATTATAATAAACGGAATAAACAACGATCTCATGCTCGTACGTTGTATCCTCGCGAGGGTTCAATGTAACAAACAATGAGATATCGTTTATCATGGATGCATTGAACTCACCACTTGGCTGCAACTTTTCGGGATGAAGTGCAAAACTATACGCATACAAGCCGTCACGGGGAGAATTACTATGATGTTTGTATGGCACTAGAAGATTGAAGTATTCGGCATCTTTCTCTTCAATGCGGTCCATGCCATTCCAAACGATTTTCGCCGTCTTCAGAATCGTTCGTGGATTTATATCCTGGACCGAGTCCATATAGTTCGTATAATCATTGTAGTTTCTCAATGCATCCGATCGCCGAGTGATCCATATTAATTCTTTGACGGGATTTTGCAGTGTCAAATTGATGGTGGCGGTATTGACTAAACCATCGGTTCCCACCCTGAAGACGCGTTCAATTAAATAGTCTGTGCTCGCTCTTGCAAGTGCAGTTCTCTCCTCTGTATCCAAATAAATGTAGTTGCACTCCAAGTATGCATTTAAATCAATTGTTCGCGTAGTGCCGCCGCCGCCATGTGCAAGAAAGCTTGAAATGTTGTAGGATGTTCCATGTAACTGATTGTAGTACAGCGGACTTACGTACTTACCGATCGATGCATCATATAGTTGGTAAAGTTCCTCGATGCTTCTGAACTCAATCGTTACATCAATCGTTTGGTACTGAAGTGCAATAAGTGGCAATGACAATCCAGCATGCTTGGTGAAGAAGAATGGAAGCGGAACATAAAATTTTCTTCCGACAATCGAGGGCCGATTTGGCAAACTGGTGGGATATGCCTTGAAACTTATTCGATTATTTGTAATCATAATTTTTTTATTTTGAGCGGTTGGACTCGAAAAAGCATCCACGTGTCCGGTCATCTTATTATAGAGTGCTCGCTTTCCAGGTGGGAGTGTCAGCTCATTCCACACATCCATGAATTCGCCATGTTGTTGGTCTATCAATTGTGTATCCACACGGGCTGAGAAAGTATAGATCATGTGGTGTGCTAGGTTCTCAACCCATTGAAAGCGTAGATTCGAGTCCGAGTAGATGGCCGGCAACTCGAAACATAAAAACACATCTTTCAACAAGTCCGCAACACGACCAATGCGACAAGTGAAGGTCGTTCTTCCGGACGACTCCAAAACCGGTTTGGTAAGAAATGTCTGTCGAACACTTTCCATCGCAAAATTTGTATGGCGTCGATAGACCATTTTGAAATAACTGATTTCGGGATTTACCGTTATATATTCCATTTGAGCCCCATGGGACTTGGTGGAATCCGGCTTCACAAGTTGCATCAATCCTCCAGCCATTGTGAAAGTCTCTACTCATATTCAAGATGATTGTTTTAAACCTTAATTTTGCAAGAAAAATAAATACGATGGATTTGATAATCTAGAATGCGGTAAGTTGTTTCTTACCATCTGCGAATGATAGTAAGTCCCCAGTGTTATTGATGGCGTCGCGGCCATTTGGCGAGTCGGTGATACTGGCGGCAACTTTCTTTGTGTATTTGGCATCAAATAGTGTCTTCACCTCTTCGGGGGACAAATTGTAGTTGAAGTAGGATAGATCGGCCATCATGAGCGATTGCTCCGAAAAGTTGCTATACACGGGAATATTCGCAGCGCCGAGCTTGATGATAGGTGCGACGTACAGGTGTCCTTCATTTTGACGGAGAGCAGTCTCGCTCCCACCCACTTGAGCGAGCTTGCCGTCCATCATACGATCAAGTTCCTTGACGCCATTCACATACATTTTGACATTTACTTTGTTACGCATCGGCAACGGTTCGGAGGGGGCGGTGTCTCGCACGATGACAGTAACCATGAACCATTTCTTGTCAAAATTGTAGTTTCTTAGACCACGAAGAGACACTTTGTGGGAGTTCATTGTGTTCCAATCAATGCGCTTGTCTTCGCATGTGTTGCGAGACATTTCACGGGTGCCGTCCGGGGATTGAATTGTGTTCAATTCAACCGTAAGCACATCCCCGCCGCGCTCTAGTTTTACTAGAGGGCACTTCACAAGAATGTCATCTTTCAATACTCCACATTGGTTCTTGTAATTAAAGACCTTATTTGATCCCTTTGTGAAAAGAATAATATCTTCAGCGTGAAGTCCATTGTCAGTATTAACAATATCTTTTCCTAGCAGAGGCTCGGAACCGATTGCATTGTCCTTGAAAAGCCAAAAGTTGTAAGTGAATTCGGCACCCGCATGCTGGTTGATAGAGCCACCAATGTCTCTAAACGTCAAACTTTCGCGATCGACGACATTGTATGTCTCGTTATTGCTACTCTTGATGTCTTTGATCCCAACAAAAACTTCCGTCTTTTTGCGAAGGGAGCTCGAAGATCGGATAGCATCTACATACTCCTTGTTATAGATGTAAAAGGCAACCACAAGCATGACAATCAATAAAATGACGGCCATGACAACTTGAATAACGATTGTAAGCATAGCCCTCTCTAATTTAGTATATAAGAAGAAAATTGATGGCTTACATATAGAGGCTCGTGATTTTTCACATCAGTAAAAACATGTTGCAATTTAATATTCATGCACCACGGCGCTACATAATAGACAAAAAAGATGTTCATGTTATCATGGGAAAACAACAGTCGTATTTTGGAGTGCATAAGACTCTCATAAGACCGGATATTGACCGAGTATGCACAAAAACATGCCTACTCTCATTTTCGACATCCAATCATGCAAACCTTTTTGTGACTCATATGAAAAATCTTCAAGAAAACAGAGTCAGTGTGATACACCGGGATATTGTTGATGATTCTATCTTGTTAGAGGTGCCCTTGGAAAAAAAAGTGCCGCTGTCAGTAACATCGTGTTCTAAAACATACCTTGAATACCTTTGCATTCTTCATCATTTTGACATGTATTTGGTGTATAATGTCCGGAAACTACGTTCTCGTAGCACATTGGACCTTGACTGTTTGGAGTACAATACCGCCAACTATCCCGACACCTGGATTCAAAAGCAGATGCTCGAGGGCATCCTTACTTTATAGATATCAGTATCGGTTTAACCGACGCGATACACGGGTGATCGCACACCGTATGCAGGGAGGCCAAGCTTGCTTGCAAGGTTGTCAATGGGACCTTCCATGTATTTGGTGTAAATGTCAGAAGCGTTCATGTCATAGTTGATGAACTCGATTTTGCTCACGAGTCCGGAGAAACCAGGGCCAATGTCGGTTTCCATCATGGAGCCACCAACCCATATGTTGCCCGACTTGTCCAAGTTCAAGTTTTGGTATTTGCGCACAACGGCATCGTAGCTTGCATCGTTAGATCCATCCGTGGAAAATTCAATCTTTTTTGTTTGCTTGCCACTGACCTCGTGCTTCACAAGTTCGCCATCCAAGAAGATAGTGACGGTTCCGGAATTTACCTCCTCATTTACAACTATGGCAACATGAACCCAGCGTTGCAAAGGAATGTAGTCGATTGTTACGCCGCGTGTTGCCAAGTCAAAGAGAATGCGGTCTTCGTCCTTTGTAACCGTTTTTGTCACGTCGCCAACGGTGACCGAATCTACGTACGGTTGCGCCATGCTGACCGATGATGGGTTGGAGCTCGAATCAAAGCGAACATGGATTTTATTTTCATTTTTATCTAGGAAAATGAGGGGAGACGCTTTTTCAACCGATCGCTCACCTCTGTGTAAAATGTGGCGGTAAATGCCTTTGTATTTGTCAATGTCGTGTAGATAGATCCAAAACATAATGGTCGTTCGCTTGCCATTTCCAATTACGGGAATCTTACGGCCATCAAGGCTTCTGTACTCTGTGCCAACAAGAGGAACCTTGCTCTCGGGTAGAAGGTAACTGTCGCGATTGACTTTGTTCTTGTTGATGTATCTGTATAGAAGGTATGCCAGGATAAACGCCAAAAGTGTAAGAACGATGCTGGTCACAACAACAGACGTCGCCTTGGGGTTGTCCTTGAGATCTTGAATAGAAGGTATTTTCGAGGCAATTGATGGAGTAGGAGAAGCGGCAGCTGCGGCAGATGCAGCAGCGGGAGTAGGTGCCGGCACGGGCAAAGGTTCTTTAGTATCCATGTCTCTATTTATGAGAGAATACAAAAAATTAGGATTTGAAAACATTACAAACAAGATGGCTCGATATATTTGTTGGAATGGCATTATCAATGCATTTTTGATACCATGTGCGTTCATGTTTCTTTTGCAATGACATTTGGCTTAATATTTTAGTAAAATTATGCAAAGAGGCATCATCAACGGTTTTCTTCCTCGGCAATATCGATAATTCATGACTGATGCCTAAAGCAAGGATTTGAACTGCACTCTCCAATGTATCTTCCGCCTTGGACATGCCGTCATCCCAATTTATAAAGTGCTCTAAACATTTTACATACACCATCTCTTTTGCCGACTTTGTTCCTTTGCGAAAGTCGATTTCACTTGGAAGATTCTCGTGCAGTCTCATCGGGTTGATCCATGCATCTTGCTGCAGAATTTCAAACACTTTTGATGCATTTTCACAACGGAACATGTCTAATAGATCTATGCTATCATCCATTCCATCCATGCTTGACAAAACGGTAGTCTTTTTTGATGTTTTGCCGCCCTGTTTTTTGCCATCTTTTCCATCTTTGCCCTGTTTGCCTTGATGAGCAGGCTCAATGTCACTTTTTTGTATTTTGCTATGTGTGAGTTGTAAGTTTAAAAGTTGAATTGCAAAAACATAGTTTCCTCGCGATTGCACACATGCTTCATGAACAATTTGCGACGAAAGCGTTTTGAAAAGGGGGTGCTCTGAAAAATGCACAAACATAGAAGGTACATCAACCGGACCCAAAGAAACTATCGTTTTTGACTTTTTTAGGTCGGACAGTTTCTTTTCATAGCCTAAATCACATATCAAAATGATAGGAACATCAGAGAGACATTTGGATTTCGTGATGAGTGTAACTAATGTTGTAGTCATATTGCGGTCATTTGACACTAGTGTCTCATATTCATCAATAATAATACATTTTTGAAGATTGGCATCGTCTGAAAATAGCTGAGAAAGGTTGTGAGTTGTGCATGCTTTGAATATGAGATCACTCAAGTCCTTCGATGATTGACAATTATACGGTTGTATATGCAATGGCCACATTTGACACTCCTTCACGAGTTGTGTTATACGCGTGCTCTTCCCTATTCCATGAGGTCCAAGGACAACCATAAGTGACTCATATGATAGTCCATTTTTCGATGGTTTATAATTATGTAACCATTGTCGTATGCCTCCAAACTTTATTCTATTACCAATTATTTCATTTTCCATTGTATGTTCGTTGAAAGATAGCTTTATACTCGCACGTTCGCTTGTCCGCTTGTCGCTTGTGGCTTATAGCATTACGCTTATCACACAAACTATATAATAACACACGATGGCCATTACTGGAAAGACAAACTTAATGCTAAAAATGCTGTTCTTGACATTTGAATGCACACGCCATTCTTTGATTTCATCTCTATCGGTGAAAAACATTGCTGGTTTTGCCAGAACGATTACAACCACGAGCAAGAGATACAATAAAACCGCAATGAACCAGCGTCGCACCATAAAATACGGTTCTGCTACATGCATTTGAGAAAATATTTGCCCTTTGCAGGAATGCTTTTGATAGGCATAGTTTTAGCAATTGCAATAGCGTTACTTTTTGCAATGAAATGTAGAGAAGGTTTTCAAAACCCAGCCGATGCATTATCTACGAATCCGTTAAACCAAACGGGTTCTCTTCAGCTTCTCAATAAAACCATGCACATTGATTTCATCTCCGACATTGCTTCTTCACCTTCATTGATGAAAACGCTTGGGACAACACGTGTCATTGTCAATGACGTTGATTTACTCAAGATCAAGACCCCGACTATTTTGCAATCACCAATCTCAAAAGGTTTCTTTCTTGCCATGGTACCCCTTTCCAAGGCTGGCGCATTTAAGTGTCCCTTTGACTTGGCAAATAAGACCGTTGCATTCTTTGATCGGTGCGATTATCACTTTATAAAGGCTATTCTCTTAGGTTATCGTATAAATGAATCGTCGGTGACATTAAGAGAACTGACGTATGATGAGATTGTCAATACATCGTCTTTTTTGGCACCCGAAATTGACATCATTATAACAAGTGTTGCAATCGACAGCAAATATCATAGCGCACTTGGTCGCGCAGAACTTGAGATGCTATCATTTGACAAGATTGATTTAGACAGACTCTCATTGTTTTACCCAAATCTCAAGAAGACCGAGGTTTCTCGGAACGACATCATACGACCTTCAATTAACTGGACATCAAAATCACCATCACTCACACTTGTTGAGAATTCGTTTCATTTAATCGATTTAGCAAAGCGCGACTTGGCTGCCGGCAGTGAAAACTTTATTTCAAAACTTCAGTTTTCAAGCGAGGCACTAGATCCAAGGTTTGGTTGCTACGGCGATTTGTTAGTTGAATCAAAAGCATATTGTAATTCAAAATACAATGTTGTTGGGGAACTGAAGCCAAATATTACAGTTTGGGACCAGAAGTGCGAAAAAGATACGGATTGCCCATTCTTCAAGGCAAACACACACTACCCAAATGAGCGTGGTGGGTGTTCTAAAGGTTTCTGCGAATTTCCCGTCGGAGTCCAGCGCGCCTCTTTCATGAAATATAACAACGAAGGCGGATACGCACCCTTTTGCTATGGTTGTGAAAATACATCACCTGATTGTTGCAACGAGCAAGAACAACCGGACTATGCATTTGTAAATGACTCTCAAGACCGAAAAAAGCATGGCCTTTCAGTCGTGGTAAAAAGAATATAACAAAGAGCTGTGAGTCATCTAGACATATAATTTGGAATATTTTGCAAGAGAAGCATCATACTCTTTGTTGTTGCTGATGTGGCGGCATAAATTAATGTAATTGTGTATCATCTCGGACCCACGGTTCAATAAGCCGGCCTGGCGCACCATCCCATCAATTGCATCTAAAATAGCGGCTTCGGCTTCGTCGTTTTTACCAGCTTTATGCAAGAGAACACCAAGGAGATGCATTGCATCCGGATTCTGAAGACGTTCAATCGGTTTATAAAGTTGTCGGACACGGGCGACTTCAACGGATTCCCCACTTTGAAGAAGCTGCAGCATGGTCATGTATTCATGGTTGAAGAGAAGTACATTATTATTTTTCAAAGTACTTGGACAGAGACCAAGCTTGCTACCATCAATGCAAACACGTTTATTGTAAAAAACTGTGTTGGTTTCAGGATTCATATGTATCCAATGGGATAAATAAGTGCGCATGTCGAAGCGAATAGGGGCCATGGCTTCGACCAATGCACGTGCAATGTGAGGACGCACTAGATAGCATTCTTTGCTCGGTAGAATTTTGCAACCAATTTCTTGGATGGGCAAGAATAATTGGGAAGCATTTTGTGTTGTGAGCGCTAAGCCCAAAATAAGTAAATCGTATTCAGCAAGGTCGCGAAGCATGCTTTCCATATTCAAGATAAAGTCAGGTAAAATTGCAGCATCGTCTTCTGCAACCATATAATGAATATTTGCATCGGCAGGAGAATTTGCAATTGCCTGTAAAATCTTTTTGTGTTTTTCCAAATTTGCTAATTGAGGAACATTCAGCACGGGCATCGCCTTGTCAAAATCAGCATCTCCTGTTTTTACATACTCAATTTTGTCGTTGTACTCTTTCAAGTTTAGCTCAATTTCTGAATCAGTGGGCTCGGACACGACGATTGGTGTGAGCATCGACACTTTCATTTTGCTTGCAATTGTTGTCATTGTTGTCGAGAAATTTTCGAGTGACTTTTTACGAATTGCATGACCCTTGTTATGTACAAAAAAGAGTTGTAGTTTGCGCATGATTGATGAACGACCCGTGTTTTTAAGTGCCTCAAAAAATGATATAGTTCATATATTAAAGAAGGTCGATAAAACATATCCAATGGAGTTCTGCGACATTTGCCGTAATATGCTGTTTGTGAAGACACAAGATGATGCTCTCGTTAAACATTGCAAGCACTGTCTGTTTTCCAAAGAGTTAGATAGCACCAAGGCCGTCAAGATAACAGAGACTCTTTACTCTGAAGACGACTTGCTTTACATGCAGCATCTCAACAAGTACATTCGTTTCGATCCTACCTTGCCGAGAACGAGCGATATTCAATGCACGAACTCGGGTTGCACGGGCCCAAAAAACGAATCCCGAATTATTGTTTATAAATACCACCCCGTCCATATGAAATATTTCTATTGTTGTGACTACTGCGGACACTCTTGGAGGACAGAGTCCAAAAAGTGATGTAAAGAGAAAAGATAAGTCTATATTAATAAAGGATAAAGGATGGCGAGCACTACCGTTGCCGACGACATTGAGAAAATTTTGAACAGGGACACGAAAAGTTATGTGTCCAAAAACATCATGACCAAGTACGAGTTCAACCAGCTCATTGGTTTGCGCACCATGCATATTTCGCGTGGTGCCCCACCCCTCGTGGATGTTGGAAATTTACATGTAAAATCAAATATGGATCTGAGAGCGGTTGCGATACGTGAGCTCATGGAAGGCAAACTACCATACATGGTCAAGCGGGCCATGCCAAATAACAAAACAGAGTACTGGGCAGTAAGCGATTTGGATCTTGTAGCCGTTCGTCATTTGCTGCGCAATTTTGAAACAGGCAACATTTAATCGATCGAGTGAGCGTGTAACATAATTCTTTATTTCAATAATTTTTGTAAGTTTGTTTATTACAAAGTGTATTTTAATTCTTCCAGCGGTGGCCGCAATGCAAACATGTGAAGAAATGCGTCGAAGGCTCGTCTGCTGATCTTGTTTGGAGCTCGTAGTATGAAATCTTCTTTTTCTTGCACTTTCCACATGTGTATTGGTCCGTCATTGCAGCAGCCGACTGCTCGTATGCCGCTCGGCTCTTTAGAGACTTTTGATCAATAATCTCCTTCCAACGCTCAGGATACAGATTGTCGTACTTCATCGCCGCAAGCTCATGAGGCAAAAATTCGCGATCGCGAAGACGATCCATGAGCCGCTCATTTTTCACATATGAATCCTTTTTCAAATTCGCAAAAATGTTCCGACACTTGGAGTGATAAACTTCAACAAATATATCACACATCCACGACGCGGGCACGCCCTTGAGTTTTGCATAGTCGATACTTGAATTAAATATACCAATTTCGAGATCTTGAGATTCTAATTCGGACAAGCCCAATTCTTGATAGGCCAAGACGACGGTTTCGCGACATTTATGAGACATAGTTTTATTCCTCTTTTAGATCAAATACTCTTCTGAGCTTTATTATCAATTTTTACTTAAGCCAAAAATTGAGTGATACTTGAAATACAAGTCGGTTGTGCTAAGCAGTAAATATGACTCTCCAGATTGAATCTTTTCTAGGCGATAGTCAAGTGAATGTTGTGGAATTTTACATCATGCCGCCCGGCAAAAGTGAAATTATTACAAACATGATAAAATTGGGGTGGGATCAGAGACCTCCTCTGCTAAGTAACCTTCAACGAAACCCAAAACAACTTTCGAAATTTAAGGAGTTCAATTATCGTGATCTCGTATATTCTTTCGATATGTTGAATGACCATCAAAAGGTTATAAGCCGAAACGTAAAGTGTGATGCGATCACACTGCCATTCTATGTTATGGCAGTTCATGAGGACAGTTTGCCGATACACCGATTTCCAAGCACAATGGAGGCAACACACGACATCCAAGTTGCAAAAACAAGTTACAAAATTAACAGCCGCATGCATTTAATTCATGATCACGTTGAACCAGATGATATGCATTACGTGTATATTAGATATGCACATTCGCTGAATGTCGATATCTCCAAAAACCAGGCCGATCTTGACCAGTTTGTATTGAAAATTACATGAGAGGACGAAGAGGCTCCCATTTCCCACACTCATTTTTGTATTTGCACACAAACGCGGTGCTTACTGCAACTGTCATGTCCTTAAAGACCGCCCTTAGCATTTTGCTAGTTTTCAGGGTTGCCACATGAGCAATACCCAAGTTCTTTGACGACCCATCATAAATATCATACACATCGGGATTCTCTGTCTTTCGCAGCTGAAGAATCTTTTCAGAGTCCGATGTTGGTGGCAGAGAACGCGCCGGTATAGATGGCGGAGACGGATACGGAGGTGGAGGCGGCAGCGGACGTGGAGACGGCGGCGGGGGCGGCAACATGTGGGTGGGAATTGGATTCGGATGTGGCGACACGGGTGTAATAAGAACCAGATCATCCAATTTTTTCATTTCTTTTATTTCCTTGAATTCGGGATTGTCCTTTACTTTTCGAACAACCGACTTGATGAGTGCATCGTTAAAATTGTACAGCTTTGGTTTGTATTTCAAAGACTGTGGCCAGAAGTAAAGGCCCCGGTTTGTGTATGGAAGGGCTTGTGAGAATGCAAGGAGATCATCGAGTTCAGTGGGGGCACATGGGAAGTATTTTTTGACTTGAAAGAGACATACATCAAACATGTCATCCGGAATGAAGCTCTTATCAAACATTGCATACACCATTTGAATGCGATTCGGAAGAATTTGGTTGTAAAGTGTGCGGCCCGCTAGTGCGAGCATATCATTGATCAAAAACATCCAGCCACCATTGAAATCCTTGACCATTTCACCATCCAAAATTGTACCATCAAAAATATGATCTGCAAACCGACCCTTCCCTAGAATAATTCGCGGCTTCTCGTATCCAGGCTGTACTTTTTTATCGACAAAGTAAATAATGTTGGTATCCTCATAGCGTGTGAAAAACATAAAGTATGGATTTCCGTTTGATCGGAGACACGCATAGTGAGGAGAACGATCTAAATGCGATACACTTGCTGCATCCAAACGGTACCAATGCTTTTGTAGAATCCTCAAATTATATTTTGACTCTAATTCATTCAGAATGGCATCTTTCACATCCGATGATTTAATATTGAAACCAATACGATCGCAAAAAGAAATAATACCCGTGTGCATGGCGGCGACTGTGTCTTTAATAAATAAATTGAACAGTCCTTAACATCATTTTTTAGAGAACATGTAGTTTCATATTGTCTTTGGACCGGGCCATGCACATCGGAATATTAGGCAAAGGAAGGTCGGTTGAGAATGGCTTGCTTGGTGGGCACGTGCCTAATGGGCCCATCTTGTCATCTTCTGGTACGTCACTCACGGAAGTGGGAAAGTAGGCATCTATTGTGTTCTTCGGGGGCTCGGGTGCGCGCACTTGTTGTGAAGTTACAGAAGAAGTAAGTTGCACGTTGCGTGGGCGTATCGCCATTCCATAAAATAATGCAATAATGACGACGGCAAGGAGGGCAAAGTAAATTTTTAGGAAAGACATTCTACTTATCATAAAGAGAATAAACGTGTTATGATATAGCGCCCATATATCCATGATGATAAGTGAAGTTTTGCTTCTTGCAAGTATAATTTACACAAGTGGCTTGCTGTTTCATCTATATTGCTTCGAGGTCGAGCAGGCATCGCAAATTGACTTGATAGCTCCATTGGACCGTGATGCAACCCGTGATGATGAATTTTGTCCAATCTGTCTTGACTCAATCCAAAACACAAAAAAAGATGTGAGGAAAACGATTTGCAATCACACATTTTGTTCATCATGTATAACCGAATGGCTCACAAAGAAACCAATATGTCCTTTGTGCAATCACGTGCTCGTGGAAAAAAAGTGATTTATACAAATCAACATATAATATACAATGACACTGAAAACGTATCTCTCTAGTCGTGGGTATGCCATTGACATGGTGGGGAATGAATCACAAATAGAGGTGTTGCGCAAGCTACTCACCGCAAAACCGCGAGTGCATCCAGATATGCCAAATGCAGAAGACATCAAAGCATTCCCCGTGTATCGCGAAAGCACAAAAAAGTTCTACATGCCCAAGGCATTTGGACTTGAAAAATTCGGAAAGCCTACCGTAAATACATTACACAAGGGCAATGATGCCGCGCTTATTTTCAAAGGAAGCCTTCGTGCAGAACAAGAAGAACCGGTGCAACTTTTTATGGAGTCTTGTGCGGACCCATCACGAGGCGGCGGCATCATCTCAGTTGGTTGCGGTTTCGGAAAGACACTCATGGGACTTAATATTGCATGTCGATTAAAAACAAAGACGCTTGTCATCTGCCACAAAGAGTTTTTGATGAATCAGTGGCGAGAGCGCATCGAGGAGTTTATACCTACGGCTAGGGTGGGTCGCATCAAGCAAAACAAGGTGGATGTTGAGAACAAAGACATTGTCCTTGCGAGTCTTCAAAGTCTTGCGATGAAGGACTATCCTGATAGCATCTTCCAGGAATTTGGATTTGTAATATTGGACGAATGTCATCACACAAGTGCAGAAGTATTTTCGCGCGCCCTTCATAAAATAACGTCGCCCTATATCCTTGGTCTTTCTGCAACGCTTGACCGCAAGGATGGTTTGCGAAAAGTGTTCGAGTGGTTCATAGGGAAGCCAGTGTTCGTTTTGAAAAAGAGACTGGAGTCTGATTTGATAGTGAAAATTGTACCGTTCTACGACCCACATCCCGATTATGGACGTGAGCGGTTTATGTATAATGGAAAACTGAATGTTGCACAAATGATCAACGCCATCACTGATTTCCGGCCGCGCAATGAGCTCATTATAAAGACATTAAAAGAGGTGCTTGACAAAGAGCCGAACAGAAAAGTACTCATTTTAAGCGATCGTCGCAAACACCTGCAGACTCTAGAATGCATGATCAAAGAACAAGGCTTGGGGACCATTGGATACTATGTTGGTGGCATGAAAGAGGCTGATTTGAAGGCAAGCGAAGGACAAAAAATATTGCTAGGTACATTCGCATTAGCAAGCGAAGGCATGGACGTACCAGCCTTGAATACTTTAATACTTGCATCACCGATATCGGCCATTGAGCAGCCAATTGGTCGCATTCAACGACAAAAAGCACACGAACGACAGTGTATTCCACTTGTCATCGACGTTTGGGATCAATTTAGCCTTTTCAAGAATCAAGGATTCCGCCGCATTACCTTTTACAAGAAGAATGGTTACTCTTTTGCAAAGAACAAAAGTAACAAAGATGGAGAAGATGACGACGATTCGGATGACGAAGACAAGGGCGGCGGTGCTTGTGATGTTGTTGAGGTGGTGCCGTTGCGTCGAAAGTATGAATTTGATGATGATGAATGAATTGAATAAATTATATACCATAGATTTAGAGAATTTCAATGCACTACTTTCTTCGTATTTTGTCATTGATTGTATTGGTCTTGATCACAATAACAGATGTGGGAAAGCTTGAATGGCTACGTAACGAAGAAATGCAAATGGTGGCCGGGACGTTCATCATTTTCATACTTGTCATGTACGATGTGATTGTGGGAACCATTTTGTCCGTGGCGTTGTTCCTAGCTTACTTCCGTCTCAACAAGGCAAACTTTAACGTGTTTGACTGGGCCTTCACGAAAAGCTATGGTGACATTTTGGGAACGGGCAGTGCATATGTGACGGAGGAGCACTTGAAAGCTGCACAATCCAATGTTGTTGATGATACGGATTATGATAGAGAAATGATTGGCATTGAAGGAAATGTGTTTGGTGCGCAAGGAATGGACAAGGTCATGCCTGGGCTTGATCGTCATGTTTCCCCGTCGAACTATTGATTAATATAGTCATTCACGTTCGAAGGTATGTAGGAAGGTGTTGCGCTTGAGCGGGACGCCGAGCTAGATTTGATTGCAAACATGATGGTTAGGATGAGTGAAAGCAGGCACATGAACACTGTTCCGCCCATCATGGTCATGAACATGCGTTGGGACTTGTAGTTAGATCGCATCATCGCTGTGATAATGAGCACCTTTATTGTGTATAGAAATACCAATGCCGACATGATGGTAATGAACAATAGAACATTTTTGTTAAAAGCCCAGTAAAAGATACCGGTGATAATCATGGCACCGATCATAAGTCCAACGGATATGAATACGTTGCTGACTATTGTTTTGCTGTCCTCCTCCGAAACAAACGGCTCGGTGGAAGGCACTTGGGGCATCTCCATTTGCGGTATCTCCATGCGCGGTAGAAGAGCCTCCATGGCATTGGATAACTGTAGGGGCAAGCTTGACAAAGAATTCATATTCTATTAAGAAAACAGATTATATTCTCACATGAGTCAGTATAACGTAAAAGAAAACGCCCATGAGTGCCGCTCTGACAAAAAGATCATACGATGCAAGGATCGAGAGCTTTGGGAGTTTTTCATATATAATGCTTGTCAAGTTCGGCTGAAAGATTAGAAAACTGAGGACCACAATGACGCCAGCCTGCTTTAGGTTCTCCATGTCAATGGTCATCCAGCTTGCTTGAGGCGGCGGAGAAAAGTACTCGGGAGGAACCACTCTGTAGGTTGGTTGCGCTTGCGGTTGAAATTGAACTTGTTTTTTAGGCGGTTCGCTTGCAGCCATCTCCTTCTCCATGTCTTCAAGAACAGCGCTAACCATGTCATCCGTTTCTCCTTGTACATAAGCATCCGCAGGAAGTTTATTAATTGGTGTTGCCATGCTTGCCATTTGAGTTTATCTCTAAATTATGACAAGGCTATAAAAAATATAAATTAAACGTACCAACTACCCGTACCAACTACCACTTAGGGGTGCGGTGGAATCGCAGAAGGCGTGCATTTGGCTTCTTTGGTTGTGTATTTATAGCATTCATCGTCAATTTTATAGACTGCGTTTTGAACCTCGTGGATCGGAGGAGCATAAAGAACAATGCATTTGGTACGGTCCTTGCATACCCTTTGAAACATGAGGCTGAATCCCAATCCTAGAATTATTGATACGACTACTTGCCCCTTCTTGTCATACAGGAGGTAATCGACCGCGACACGCATACGCGACATTCTACCTTATACAGGCACAATATTTTGCTCGATGGGGTGCATTGGGCATGAAACATGCTTTGCGGCATACGTATAGCACTTATTCGAGGTATCCTTATAGATGACTTTGCCTGCATTGATGGGGGTGGGATACTTGATTACTATAGGCATTGTTGGATGTACCAGATAGACATAAAGTATGCCAAAGCTAAATGATATTACAAACCAGAGCCATTGAAACTCAAATCGTCTTGGTGTCATCTATTCATCTATGATATTATCTTTTTTGAGTATGGTGTATTTTGTAAAAACACCACTTTGAACTTTAGATGCATCCAATACCTGATCAAAGGCCGAAAGATAGTCATTGACCTTCTCGTGACGATGCGGCCCCATGGGTTCCAAAAGCATTTTTTCGTAAGTCGCCTTATACTCATAATTGGCTTGATCAAAGTTTGATTGATGCTTTATGCGTTTATTTTCGTGATCCTTGAAGTACTGAAGATTTAATGCTTGGTCGTGTTGTTGATTCAATGTGCTTTTTGCAACAACCTCATCATATGCTGACTGCACTTTAGCAAAGGTAGTATGTACATCATCTACGACATGGTCAGTAAGTGTTTTGAAAAAAGCATAATAGGCTGTGTCCCGACGATGTTCGGGTTCCGTTGTCATTACTTACTTGTAGAATGGCATAAAAATAAGGGCGGCTCGTCAATTTCTTACCGTTGGCCAAGTTGAAATGTCTTCGAAGAGGCTCTTGAACTGTTTGCTAACTTTATTTTCATCCGATAGTTGCTCTTCATAAACCGATAATGGTAAGTATTTAATCTCAACTTCGGGAGTGGGGCATGCGCCCTTTGACGATTTGCTATAATACCCTTGTACGATTAGAATGGATCCTACGAACAAGAGAAACACAGCAATTGCTTTCATCTCTATCATATTTATGATATATCATTTTGTGAGGCTGAACCACAAAATCATGCCGAAGCTTCGCCTTCGGGAGGAGTGACATCCTCGCCGGCCGCATCGCTCGCACCAGCGTCCTCTTTGTTGGCCATCCATGCGTCTTTTGCAGAGTTCATGGCCTTTTGCATTTTATCTTGCTTGCGTTGTTCATACTGCTCGTCACGCAGGTTCATGTTCTCTTTGTACTTCTTCATGAGTGTATTCAGAGCCGTGTCGGCATACTCTTGGTCATCAAGCGCTTCGGGGCTCGGAGACCACGGGCACCAGCAACCAACTTGACCAATAAAGATGTCGAATTTATCGCCCATGCGCTTGAGAACTTCAGCACGCACTTGTGCCTCTTTGAGAGTGTCAAAGACACCACGTACCTTGATGCCGCGCACACACGTTTGGAAGTCGTTTTCTGCCGAGAACTCACGGTCAATGTCGGCGTCGTGCATAGAGCGGTAGAACTTATATTGCTCTTCAAGCTCGGCTCCGTTGAAAACGAACTTGTGGTTTTCTGCAATGCCATCAATGATATCTTTCGATTCCGGAAAGCGTGTTTTTAGATTTTCGAATAGCTCAGCGACTTGGCCCGAAAATTGGCCGAGGAATTTGTTCATGGCATAAACATCCTTATTTTTAATGACTTGCTCGGGCGAAATAAAGGACAGGCACACATAGTTTTGCCCCTTTAGCGATTTATCTTCGTCAAGGTAATCAACTTCTTTAGTGGGAACAAGAGAGGACGACATTTATTTAATTTATGTACTGACGATCTCTTAAATAAATTTCTCTTGGTTAAGTAAAATGGATTACACATTCGACTTTCAAGAAATCACCACTCGCCTAATGAAGTACATTATGGAAGGTGCCGCCGTGGGCATCGTGGCCACCATTCTTCCCACTAACCCGCTAAAATGGCAAGAGGCCCTCATCATCGCCCTTGTTGCCGCTTGCATGTTCGCCATTCTTGACGTGCTTGCACCCAGCATCGGTGGCTCGGTACGCCAAGGTGCCGGTCTAGGTCTTGGCTTCAACCTAGTTGGCTTCGGTGTTTGAGCTTAGTTAGCTAAGCTAAGCGAAGCGTCGCCTGTTATTTTTATGATTGTTATGTCAAATCGATTCAACAAATTGCCAGTTAAGTTCATCGCATATGTTACGCCATATCTGGTCTTGTAAGTGTAGCTTTTCGCGGCTTTTTAAGAGTGGAAAGTGTTTCAGATATTCATCCCTCTCGAGCAATTGGAAGAACTTATAAAGCACATAGCTGTACGATAAGAAATTTTTGCGATCTTTCGGACAATGCTTCAAGAACGGACCTTGAATCTCTTTGAACATCGTTCTCAATTTGTCTTCTAGTTCCGGTGCAAAATTGGGCGTTGGCATGCCATTAATGCGGCTTATTATGTAATGAATGTGTTCGTAATACTTATTGATCTTTAGCTTCTTCAAAATCTCTCGCATTTTAGAGTAAGTTAGCTTGGAGGAGTCGTGGATCTTTTCCTTTTTAATTTCCCCTACAATCTTCTCAAAGATCTCCTCCGGTATGTCGGTGCTTTCTTTGCCTTGAATTTGCGAGAGCCACTCATTAAAGTGATTGATGCGCTTATACGAAAAGTGGGAGGCCTCCTTAGTGGGTTGTCGGTAAATTGGTTTGTTTTGTTCAACCAGCATAAGTTCTTGGTACCCGCATCCGGCACATACCATGATGCCGTCTTGCATCATGCAAAGCAATGGGATGTTACATTTAGAACACGAACCCAATGAATGATCGTTCTTATCCATCTTGACAAATGTCGGATCCGTTATAACCATGTACCTCTCAACAAGAGCTCGTTTGTCTATTGCGGCATCAAGGGGTGGATTTGCTTTCATTTCACTCGCAGGCTGTGTGATATTGAGAGCCTCTAAAATGCTTCGTGTGTGGATGGGCAAATGCTTCTTTCGGCCCTTTGTCGGCTTTTCGATGGCTGTGATGTGTGCCACCGTCGTCTCTGCGGTATCTTGATTCTTAAGAAGGTCATAGTAAGAGAAAAGCACGGCAGCCGTGTTTTCAAAATAGGAGATCTCGTCCTCGCATGATTCAAGACGGGATATTTCGCGCTCTAATGTCCGCAGCTGGTCTTTGTAGTATAAATGGTTGGTCCATGCAAGGTTGTACTCAGTGTCATCAAGATCTACTTGATTGGCCTTCATGCCGTCGATTGTTAAATTCACCAGGTTCAACGCTTGCTGGCTCGCGTCGTGCTTTTGCCGGAGCTTATGAACAAGCTTGCGTTTATCCGATATCTCGTCCAATGTTCGTTGATGCCTTGCATCTAATGTGAGCTCTTTGCAGGACTCGGTGAGCGGCAACCGTTTTTTGGAACTTTTCTCTTTAAACATCTAAATGTCGGTCAAATGTTTGTTCTTAAATGGTTGCGTTTAAATTCAAAAGTTTGCACAATTTGCCGGTGAAATTTTTTTCTCCATATAAGTTATCAAACAATATGGGTGGCGGACTTCTACAACTAGTTGCTTATGGCGCACAAGATGTTTACCTAACCGGTAACCCTCAAATTACCTTCTTCAAGGTGGTCTACCGCCGCCACACTAACTTCTCGATGGAGTCCATCGAGCAGACCTTCAACGGTTCGGCCGACTTCGGCAAGCGTGTGACCTGCCAGATCTCCCGCAACGGTGATCTAATCCACCGCATGTACCTACAGGTCACCGTACCGGCTTGCCCGGCTACCGCCCAATGGACCCAATACATTGGTCTAGCCCTAATCAAGAACGTTGAGATCGAGATTGGTGGCCAACGCATTGACAAGCACTACTCGGAGTGGATGTACATCTGGAACGATCTATCTCTACCCGCCGGCAAGCGCACTGGTTACAACAACATGGTTGGCCGCTCCCTACCCGAGGAGAGCGAAGCCACCACTCTATACGTTCCCCTTGAGTTCTGGTTCTGCCGCAACCCCGGACTAGCCCTACCCCTAATTGCCCTTCAATACCACGAGGTGAAGGTCAACATGGAGTTCCGCGATAAAGCTCACCTAGTCCGTACGACTGTGGTGCCCACTGGCTCTCTTGAAAAATGTTCGCTATGGGTCGATTACATCTTCCTAGACACTGACGAACGTCGTCGTTTCGCCCAGCTCAGCCACGAATACCTAATCGAACAGCTACAATTCACTGGCGATGAGTCGGTGACTGGTGCCAACAACAAGGTCAAGCTAAACTTCAACCACCCCGTCAAGGAACTAGTGTGGGTCTCTCAACTAGATGCCATGAACACCGTAGCTGGTGGCAAACAACAATACTTCAACTTCACTGACAGATCTAACGTTGCCGTTGGAAGTGATATTGAAGAAGGTGTCAACGTTGTCCTAGCCGCCAAACTACAACTCAACGGCCACGACAGATTTGCCGAACGCGAGGGCTCTTACTTCAACATGGTGCAGCCTTTCCAACACCACGAGAACGTGCCGACCAGCAAGGGTATTAATGTGTACTCTTTCGCCCTACAACCGGAGAGCCACCAACCCAGCGGCACCCTAAACATGTCGCGCATTGATGCCGCCGTCCTAAACGTCCAAACCAGCGTTGCAACTGCCGCCAAACTCAAAGTTTTCGCCCTATCCTACAACGTCCTACGTGTCATG